CACTACTACACCGCGTACCAGGCGCTGACCCGGAGCCGCGGTGTGAGCATGGCAGGGCCGCTACCCATTCCGGTATCAGAAATATTGTCGTACTGCATCATGTTCCAAATAGACAACCTTACAGAACGTGAGCGTCTCCTCAAATTCGTGAACCGGCTTGACAGTGCGTACCTTGAGCATGTAGAAAGCAAGCGCCCAAAGTAATTTCCACACGGAACTTGCCTATAGGAAGCCCCCGTTAGATAATGACAATCTAACGGGGGCTTTGTTTATGAGCGACAACATTGGTTTGCATCTTGACTCATCGGGCGATGACGGCGTAAATCGCATCACCAGTGCGATCGATCGTCTGCACGAGTCGCTCATCCGTCTCGGCGAGAATTCGGCCGTGGGCCGCCTGGCCCAGCAGATGGAGCTGATGCAGGCCACCATGGTCACCGGCTTCGCCGGTCTCGCCTCCACCATGGAAAAGATGGCCGGCGACCTGGCCACGCGCCAGGCGCGCGCGATCGAGGAAGGTGGCGACAAGGTCGCCGCAGCACTCGACGCCAGCGGCATGAAGGCACAGATGGCGCGCGAGCGCCAGATGGACCGTCAGATCAGCGCCGACAACGCATTCAATCACGCCCGCCTGGGTATGATCGAAGGCGCGCGCGAGCGAGAACTCGAGCTGGAGAATCTGTTCGAGCGCACCCGCGACGACGTCGCCAAGAAGGGACTCGCCAGCCGCATCCTTGACTACGATCGCGAGGAACAGATCGCACTCGCCTGGGAGCAGTCGCTGCAGAAGAGCCGCGACCGGGAACTCGCTGGCGAAGCCCTGTTCAACCGGGTGCAGGCCGAGTTGCTGCAGCAGCGCCAGTCGGCCCAGATTCTTGACCTCGCACGCGAGGAAGAGCTGGCCCTGCGATGGGAGCAGTCGCTCGAGAAGGTCCGCGAAGCGGAGCTGGCTGGCGAGGCCCTGTTCAACCGTGCGCAGGCAGAGATGCAGCAGCAGCGCCAGTCGGCCCAGATCCTCGACTACGCCCGGGAAGAAGAACTGGCAGCCCGCTGGGAAGCGTCGCTGCAGCAGAGCCGCGAGAAAGAGCTGGCTGGCGAGTCCCTGTTCAACCGTGTGCAGTCTGAGCTGCAGCAGCAGCGCGTGGCGGCCCAGATCCTGGACTATGCGCGCGAAGAGCAGCTGGCACATGAGTGGGAAGCTGCGCTGCAGCGCGCCCGGGAAAAGGTCCTCGCTGATGAGGCCCTGTTCGACCGCACGCGCGCCGAGATGGCCAACCGCGCGCTGGCTGAGCGCCAAGCCGCGGCTGAACGCGACGCGCGGCTGAACGTCTCCTACCGCATGGCGTCGCCGACGACGCAAGCCCAGATTCAGGCGCGCGCTGTTGTCGCCGCCGACGAAGGGCTGGATCCGGCCAAGCTGGTCGGCACGAAGGCAGCCGCTGATGCTGCCGGCAAGTCGCTGGCCGAGCTGCACGCGATCATCGAGAGCGGGCGCGCGGCAACGCGCGGCGCCGCCGCCGACAACAAGACCCTGGCCACGTCGTTCTTCGAACTCGATGGCGCGCTGCGTCAGGCCGAGGGCGCTTTCCGTGGTGCCGCCCACCAGGCTGGCATCTATGGCTTCCACCACGGCCAGCTGATCGCACTGCTCGCCGGCGGCGCCGTCGCCGCCGGCCTGCACCACATCGCCGAGACCGGCGCCGAGGTGGAGTACCAGCTGGCGTCGCTGAACGCGCTGTCCGGCGAGACCGAAAAGATCGACCTCAACAAGTTCATCGGCATTTCAGCCGGCACGCTGACCGGCCTGAAGGATGCGGCCGAGGGCATGCACGCGCTGGCGCAGGCCGGTCAAGGGCAGCAAGCCGCCTTCGCGGCGCTGCCGGACGTGATGCGCCTTGCCACCTTGGGCGAGATGTCCGTCGCCCAGGCCTCCGAGATGGCGGTCGAATCGATGCACGCCTTCGGCAAGGAGATCACGGATCTCGGCGACATCGGTGACATCCTGGTCGCCGTCGGCGCCAAGTCCAACCTGTCGGTGCACAAACTGGCCGAAGACATGAAGAGCGCAGCCGTGACCGGCGCGTTGTTCAACCTCGACATGAAAGAGATCACGGCGACGGTCGGCGTGCTGGCCGAGCGCGGCCTGACCATCCAGCCGCTGTCGTCGGCGCTGAACAAGCTGTACGAGCCATCGGCCAAGACCGCCAAGGTCATGAAGGAGTGGCACCTCGACGTCAAGGACGGCGAGGGCAACCTGAAAAACTACTCCCAGTTCATGGGTGAGCTGGCCGCCAAGGTCAACGAGTTCCGGGTGCCGGCCGACGCGCTCAAGCAGCTCGGCATGTCGACCCAGTCGATCAAGGCGATGGAGGTGATGACCCAGCACTTGGGCGACTACAAGCACCTGCTGCACGAGGCGGAAGACGCGCATGGCAAGATGTTCAGCGCGATGATCGAGAAGGAAGACACGGCCGAGGGTTCGTGGAAGCGCCTGGGCAGCACGGTCGATGGCGCATTCGTCAGCGCTTTCAAGGAAGCCGAGCCGGTCGTCCGCAGCGTCGAAGAGTCGCTGATGAACTTTGCGGCATCGCCGGAGACTATCAACGCACTGGGCAATATTGCCGCCGGCATCGCCCGCCTGACCGAGACCGCGCTCGAGAACATCGGCACGATGTTGAAGATGGCCGCCGCCTACGGCGCCATGCGCATCCTCACCAGCCTGACGACGATGCTCAACGAGTATATGGTCGCCAAGCGCGCGGCGATGGCTTTGAGCGTCCAGAACACCGTGGTCGTGCAGGCAGAAGCCGTCCAGCTCGAGCTGTTCGCGGTGGCTGAAAACTCGGCTGCGGCCGGCGCCGGGCGACTTGCCGTTGCCACCGAAGTGGCCGCCACCGGCATGCGCATGCTGACTGCCTCGATGGGCTGGATCATGATCGCCATCGTCGCTGCGACCACCGCAGTCGAACTGCTGTCGGGCAAGCTTGACGAGAACGAGAAGAAGAAGCGCGAGCAGCAGAACACCTACAACACGACCACCGACGCCATCCAGCGCGAGATCGATCGCCTGAAAGAGCTGGAAAAGCAGCTGGACCTGACTGGCGAAACCGGCACTAAGTCGGCTGCCAAGGTGCAGCTGGCGTTTGCGAAGCTGAAAGAAGATCAGGCCAAGAGCAACCTCGAAGCCGTGGAAGCCTCGTCGGTGCCGGACACCAGCCTGCGCCGCGCCGGCCGCCGCGCGCCGGGCAGCATGGACGGCGAGCAGATCCACGCCGCCGACATCGCCGCCGCAAAGAAAGCCTACGACGATGCGCACGCGGCGGCAGCCAAAGCCAGCAACATGCTGGCCGAGCTGGAATCCGTCCAAGACGCTGTCAAGGGCAAGACCGCCCTGTCCGATCTGAAGAAAAAGGTCGAAGGGCTGCAGGAGGCGACGGCATTCACCAACACGCCGGCCGCCAAGGCTGCTGTCGAGCAGGTGAACGAGCATGTGCGCGCGCTGAAGGGTCAGCAGCTCACGCTCGAGAACGTCACCGAGATGACCGAGCGCTACCACCAGGTCGAAAAGGAAATCGCCGCCACGAAGCGCACCGTCACCGCCCTGCCGGACGACAAGGATGCCGCGCGCGTGCGCATCGAGCAGCTGCAGGAAGAGCTGCGACTTGCTCAGATGCTGTCCAAGGTCGCGATCGATGGCGCCAAGTCGCAGAACAAGCGCGGCGAACTGGGCGACCTGCAGCTGGTCAACCGCGAGCGCGACGAGAGCATCAAGCTGCACCAGAAGGCGCTCGACATCGCGATCGCCGAGCGCGACGCCGCCGGCCCGCTGAAGGGTGCACAGCAGGAAAAGTACGAAAGCCGCATCAAGTCGGCCAGGATGCAGCTGGCGGTCGACGATGCGAACGCCGAGCGCCAGAAGCTGGACGCGCTGGACAAGATGGCCGGCGCCGAACTGCAAGCGCGCGCCAAGGCGCTGGAGAGCAAGGGTCAGCTGGAGGCCGCCTACCTGATGACCTGGGAAGCGAAGAACCGCGACACGCTTGACCGACTCAGCTACGACATCGCCGACGCGGAGAATGCGCAGTACCGCGACCGCCTGCAACGCTACAAGGCGTTCCTCGAAGAGCAGCGCGCGCTGGGCGCCAACGACGCCCGCTTCAAGGAAGGCAAAGAAGCCTTCGACGCCGCCCAGGCAACCTTGCGCCAGCGCGTGCAGGATGCCCGCAGCCAGAACGGCCCAGGCAGCGGTCTGTACTCGACCCTGAATAGCTCGATCGAGGAGCGCGACGCCTACGGCGACATGCTCCCGAAGCTGCGGGAAGCGTACGCCCAGGTCGCGCCGACCTCGTCGATCATGCGCGGCGGCGACAAGAGCAAGATCAAGGAAGCCCAGAACGAGCTGCGCGAGATCCAGCAGCAGATGGAAGCGATGCGCAACACCGGTGTCTCGATGGCCGAGTCGATCGGCCGCGCCCTGAAGGAGGCCTTCGGCCACGGCGGCGAGGCGATGGGCGGTGTGCTCGTGGCCGCGGCCAACTACAGCGCCAAGCTAGAAGAGATCGACACTCGCCTGAAGGTGAGCAAGGGCACGGAAGCGGACAAGGCGCAGGCTGCGGCCGCCACCGCGTCGGCCCAGATCAAGGGCTACGGCGACATGGCCGGCGCCGCCAAGGGATTCTTCGACCAGAACTCGAACGGCTACCGGATCCTGCACACCACCGAACAGGCGTTCCGCGTCTTCGAGATCGCCCAGGCCGCCATGGCGCTGGGCAAGAAACTGGTCTTCAAGCAGACCGAAGTGGCCGCCACCACGGCCCTGAACGGCGAGAAGGTCGCTGGTGAGGCCGCCGCATCCGGCGCCAGCACTGCGCTGGCCGCTGGCGAAGCAAGCGCCTGGGGCGTCACCGCAGTGGCCAAGGCGATCGCCTCGCTCCCATTCCCGCTGAACCTTGCAGCAGGTGCTGCGACGGCAGCCGCCATCGTCGGCCTGGGCATCAAGCTGACCGGTGGCTTCGGCGGCGGCAGCAACGCTGCCCAGCGCCAGGCCGACCAAGGTACCGGCACGATCGCCGGCGACCCGAAAGCCAAGACCGAATCGCTCGCGCGCTCGCTGGCGCTGGTCGAGCAGAACACCTACAACGACATGGTCGTCTCGATGGACATGCTGCGCACGCTGCAGTCCATCAATTCGAACATCTCGAACTTCGCCGGGCAGCTCCTGCAGAACTCGGACATCGCTAATCCGGACGTGCGTCTGAGCAGCGGCATCGGCAAGACCGGCTGGGCACAGGCCGACATGGCCGCCACTGGCGCCGAGATCGGACTTGCAGTGGCCGGCCCGGTCGGCGCCGCCGTCGGCGCTGCACTCGGCTACATCACCAGCAAGATCCCGGCGATCCAGAAGCTTTACAGCTCGATCTTCGGCGGCAAGCAGTCGCTGGACGATACCGGCTTCATGCTGGGCGCCACGACGCTGGGCGACGTCGCCAGCCGCGGCGTGAACGCGCAGACCTACGCCGACGTCACCACGTCAGGTGGCTGGTTCCGCTCGGACAAGCACAACACCCAGACCACTGGCGCTGGCGATGATGCCAACCGCGCTATCGCGCAGATCCTGCTGGGCATCGGCGACACGATCAAAGCCGCCGGCGGCGCGCTGGGCCTGTCGGGCGACGCCTTCGAAGCGAAGCTGTCCGGCTTCGTGGTCGACATCGGCAAGATCAGCCTGAAGGGCCTGTCGAGCTCCGAGCAGCAGGCCGCCATCCAGTCCGCCTTCTCGAAGGTGGGCGACCAGATGGCGAAGTCGGCCCTGTCCACGATCACCCAGTTCTCGAAAGCCGGCGAAGGCGCGCTGGAGACGCTGGTGCGCGTGGCCAACGACTACCAGACCATCGACGCCGTGCTCGGCTCGTTCGGTCAGACCTTCCGCGCTGTCGGCGTGGAGTCGATCGCCGCGCGCGAGCACCTGATCGACCTGGCCGGCGGCCTCGACAAGTTCACTTCGTCGGGCAGCAGCTTCACCAAGGACTTCCTGACCAAGGCGCAGCAGCAGGCGCCGGTGCTGGCGGCCGTGACGAAGCAGCTGGGCGCCATGAACCTTGGCTGGGTGCAGACCCGCGAGCAGTTCGCCGGCGTCATCCAGGGTCTGGACCTGACCAACGCCGCCGACCAGGAGACCTATACCTCGCTGATGCGCCTGCAGGCCGCCTTCGCCGCCACGCACGCCGCCATTGACGACACCTCCAAGTCGGCGCAGGAAGTGGCCGACGAGCGCCGCGACCTGCAGGGCCAGCTCGACGAGATGACCCTGACCTCGACCGATCTGCTGGCCAAGCAGCGCGACGCGATCGATGAGTCGAACCGCGCGCTGTTCGACCAGATCCAGGCGCTGAAGGCGCAGGCCGACGCCGCCAGCAAGGTGTCTGGCAACGTCGACGCTGCGTTCTCGGTGCTGCGCAACGTCGTCAACCGCGAGAAGACGGCAGTGCAGGCGACGGTCGACACCCGCACCACCTCGGTGAGCCGCCTGCAGGGGCTGTCGGATTCGCTGCACTCGGCGCTCGACAGCTACAAGTCGACCGAGCAGACGACGGCCGCGCGCGCCGCCGCCCGCAGTGAGATCCAGGCGAATCTCGCGATCACGAAGGCCGGCGGCAAGCTGTCGGACGACCAGATCGCCTCGCTGAAGAAAGCCCTGACGGCCGTCACCCAGAAGGAAGAATCGCCGCAGTTCGCTTCGTACCTGGACTACCTCAAGGACATGTACGAGACGCAGAACGACATCGCCGGCCTGGCCGGCGTGACGGACGACTCGCTGTCGGTGGAAAAGGCCGCGCTGCAGGCCGCGAAGGACCAGCTCAAGGCATTCGACGACCTCCTGCTCAAGCAGCAGGATCTGATCGACGAGGCCAAGGGCCAGTCCACCTCGCTGCTCTCGATCGACAATGCGGTCGCCGCGCTGGCGCTGGCCCTGAACGCGGCCAGGAGCAACCCGACACTTGCCGCCGGCTCCGCGATCAACAACGCCTACCAGAGCGCACTTGGCCGCGCCCCGGACGCCGACGGCTTGGCGTACTGGCAGCACGCGGCCGCCAGCGGCACCTCGGTGTCGAGCATCGTCGACAGCATCAAGAACTCGACCGAAGCCAAGCTCAACCAGCTGTACCAGAGCGTGCTGGGGCGCGCGCCAGACGCCGCAGGACTTGCGTACTGGGCCAAGGCCTTCGGCGCCACCATGGACGACAGCGAGACCGCGGCGTGGATGAAGTCGGCCCAGACCGAGCTGGCCAACAACAAGGGCCTGCCGGCCTTCGCGCTGGGCGGCTCCTTCGGCGGCGGCATGGCGCTGGTGGGTGAGAACGGCCCGGAGATCGTCGAGCTGCCGCAGTCGCGCATCTACAACGCCCGCCAGTCCGCCGAGATGATGTCCGGCACCTGGACCGGCGCCACGCCAGGCAACGACGAGATGGCGCGCCAGATGCGCGCGCTGGTCGAGGAAATCCGCCAGCTGCGCGCCGCGATCGCCGCCGGTGACGTGGCCCAGATCAAGGAGCTCCAGAAAGTGACCGACGCCCTCGACCGCGTGATGTACGGCGGCGATTCCATCCAAACCCGCCCTGCGAGCTAAGAATGAAAATTATCACCCCTACCGCGATGGCGGATGTGACGTGCACCCGGGCTTCGGTCAAATGGGTGTATGACCGCACCGGGACGCTTGTCTCGGTGCCGGCCAACACCCTTGCGGTGACCTACGACCCGAGCGACCTGACCAAGGCGCCGTATGCGCTGGTGGAGCCGGCGGCCACGAATCTGGCGGTGCAGTCGGAAGTCATGTCGGTCTGGCAGTCGTCTGCCGCAACTGTGCAGACCGATGTCGCCAGCTCGCCAAGCGGTACGCTTACCGTCGATCGAGTCGTCGGGAGCACCGCGGTGTCGGGGCTCTACCGGTTCATCACGTTGAACCCGGGCGACATCACCTGTGCCTCGATTTTTGTCAAGCGGGAGTCGGGTGACACGCTGCTGAAGTTCGGCACCGACCAGGCTGGCACGACGCTTTACGCAGTTTTCGACATCTCTACAGGAAAGGTAAGCTCTCAAGGGTCGGGCGTTGTCGCGGCTGGGGTTATTGCTTGCAATACTCCCAACGGACTTTTTTATCGCCTGTGGGTCGTGTTTGCCGCACCTATCGCGAGCACGCCATTTATCCTCTATTCGGCAGCCTCTGCAGCCACCTTCCAGGCGTGGGGGTTTCAGGTAGAGACGGGAAAAGCTCCGACCAGCTACATCCCCACCACCGCTGCCGGATCCGTCACCCGGCCCGCCGACGTCATCGGCGCTGGCTCGGGCCTGGTGTACTCGAACGTGGCGATCGTCGAGCCGGCCTACAGTGCCGCGACGACCTACGCCAAGGACGACAAGGTCTACGATCCGACGACCCACAACGTCTTCCAGTCCCTTATCGCCGGCAACGTCAACAAGGCGCTGACGGATACGTCCGCCTGGACGCCACGCGGCGCGATGAACCGCTGGGCGATGCTCGACCAGTACAACAGCACCCAGACCAGCAACGCGGAAGAGATCGTCATCGTGATCGCCGCCACGCAGGTGTCGCGCGGCCTGTTCCTGGCGAACCTCGATGCGACGGAGGTGCGCATCTCGACCGTGGACCTGTCGGCCGGGCTGGTCAGCCAGCTGACCAAGAGCCTGATCCAGTCGAACTCGGGCTCGAGCTTTTACGGCTGGGGATTCGGCGGCACGCGGCGCCAGAGCTACTACGTCTCGGCCGCGCTCCTGCCGTATGCGAACACGCTCACAACCATCACGATCCGGAAACCTGGCGGCACCGCCAAGTGTGGCGTAGCTGCACTCGGCCCGGTGCTCGACCTTGGCATGACGCAGTACGGCGTGGCGCGCGAGATCAAGGACTACTCGACCGTCAACTTCAACTTCGACGGTACCAGCAACGTCCAGAAGCGCAATTTCGCCAAGGTCCTGTCCCTCGACGTTGTCATCGAGAACGATCAGATTGACTCAGCCATTGAAACACTAGAAAATTGCCGCCAGACACCACTTGTCTGGCTCGGCGTCGAAGGACTTGGGCATACCTGCCTGTTCGGGCCGTACACCAGCTTCAAGAGCGTGCTGCCGTACCCGACGCAGTCGATCATGAGCCTGCAGATCCAGGCCACCGTTTAAGCAGCACCTACAAGGAAATCCGATGCCCATCACCACGCTCCTCGACCCGACGAAGATGCCGAACCAGTCGCAGGACCAGGCGACTTTCGACAGCTTCTGGGCAGCTCTGCTCGCCACCCTGCCGACCTGGAGTGGCGAGGTCAACGCCACAGCGGCGGCCATCAACGCCCTTGCGGCCGGCGGTGCGTATGCGATCCCCTTCACGTTCGACACGACGACTGCGGATGCGGACCCCGGCACCGGCAAGCTGCGACTGGACAACGTGACGCAGACCTCAGCCACCACGATGCGACTCGACCTGCTGAGCGCTGCCAGCCAGGACGTGACCGCCATCATCGATCGTTTCGACGCTTCGACCAGCACAGTCAAGGGTTCCATCCGCCTGGTGAAGCAGGGCGACGCCACGAAATGGCTGACTTTCGACATCACCGCGCGCGCGGCGCCGACCGGCTACCGCAATATCACCGTAACCAACGCCGTCGGCAGTTCGGCATCACCGTTCGCGAACGGCGACGGCCTGATGCTGCTCTTCCAGCGCAACGGCGACATCGGCCCGGCCGGCACGATCGTCAAGCGCACGTACACCGTCGCAAACGACACCGCGCCCACCACGAACACCGCCCTGTATGACATGCACATCATCACCGCGCTTCAGGGCTCGATGGTCATCGGTGCGCCGACCGGCACGCCCAGTGAAGGCCAGGGCCTGATCTACCGGATCAAGGACAACGGCGTGTCGCGCACGATCGCGTACAACGCGATCTTCCGCGCGCCGACCGAGCTGGCGTTTCCTTCGGCAACAGTCGTGGGCAAATGGACCTATCTTGGCTTCGTGTACAACGCGACCGACTCCAAGTGGGATCTGCTGTCCGCTGTCAGCAACATGTAAGGGGCAGATATGGCAACGATGTATGCTCTACCAGCACTTACAAACTGGACCGGCGCGGGCGGCTGGTCCAACACGTCAGGCGGCGCTAGCAACGGCACCTATCCGGGGTCTGCTGACACGGCAATTTTTGACGCCAATTCCGGCACCGCACGGACCATCAACGTCCCTTCCGGTCAGCAGGTTGCGAATATCAGCTGCACCGGCGCTCGAATGACGCTCAGTGTAGCAAGCGGCGGGTATCTTGTTTTGATACCTTCTCTGACCACGGCATTTAATGTGTCAGGCTTCGCAGCTATCAGCGGACTTCAGTGCGCCGGAGTTCAAGCCAACTCCCTGAATGCAGCTAGTTGCACCATTAACGCACTCTTGACGAGCCAAGGCGTCACGCTTACGAGTAGCTTGCTTGTTACCGGCCCTCTCATCTTGGGTGACAGTGCATTCAACGCCAACGGATACGACGTCACGCTTGCAACCCTCAGCGAAAACGCCAGTACTGGCGGCTCCATCATGTTCGGCTCTGGCGTCTGGACTTTCACCGGCACCGGGACGCTCATGGCGCTCACGTACGTTAGCTGGGACTTTGGGACCGCCACGATTAGAATTAACAATACTTCATCAGCTGACAAGTTTTGGAACTACAACGTCAACAGCGGGAACCAATTTTGGGTCGCGGCAACCGGTACCGGGACGCTTTACTGCGGGGCACTTGGCTATGGTAGCCCAAGTTCGGGGATCGCAAAATTTAGAGCCGATGGAGGCAATATCCGGTTTTCGGCGACCTACCAGTGCGCTCAAAACTGGCAGGTCGCGGGCACTCCGTCAGCCCCTGTTGTGCTTTCACAGAACTCGTCTTATGGCACTTCGGTGAATCTCTACTCAAGCACAGCCGCGACTTGGTACTTCGACTACTGCACGTTCGCTAACAACACAGCCGCAAACGGCACTTCGACTTGGGTTGCGCGATCCAGCACGTTCAGTGGCACTAGCTCCGGCTGGACCAACTTCAAACTGCGTCCGAACTTTATAGCCTTCCTTTAAAGGTAAGATATGAAATACCTACTCAATGGCGAAGACTTCAATATCGACGCCTTCCATATCATCGGCGACATCCAATACCCTGTCGGCTGGTTCCACGACAAGGTGAACCGGGACGCCATGGGCGTCACCGAACTGGATGATGGACCGGCAGAGCCGGCGCCACCGCTGGTGCCGCAGGAGGTCACCATGCGCCAGGCGCGGCTTGCGCTGCTCGGCGCCGGCTTGCTGGCCCAGATCGACCCTGCGATCGAGACGCTGTCCAGCCCGCAGAAGGAGGTGGCGCGCATCGAGTGGGACTACTCGAGCGCGGTCAAGCGCGACCAGCCGCTGGTCGCCGTGCTGGGCGCCGAGCTGGGCTTGACCAGCGCCCAGCTCGACCAGCTGTTCATCACCGCAGCGGGGCTGTAATGGGCGGCGGCCATGTCACGGTACGCCTGACCAGCCGCTGGCCCTACAATCCGCTCAGCCTGGCGGTCGGGGTCCTGTCCGGATCCCACCAGTTCAGCCACGCTTTCGCGATCATCGGCGCGCGTGCCTACGAGGCGTCGATGGCACATGGCTGCCGCGCCGGCACGGTCGACGAGCTGATGCAAGGTATCGCCGTGTATCGTGACATGGACGTCTGGGTGCCCGACCTTGCGGCCGCCACCGCGTTCGCGGAAGCCCAGGTGGGCAAGGGTTACGACTGGCCCGGCGCCATCGGCATCCCCTTCACTTACTCGGAAAACTGGCGCGACGATGGTTGCTGGTGGTGCTCCGAACTCGTGTTCGCAATCCTGCTTGCTGGCGGCACCCGGCTGTTCGACCCCTCCATAATGACCCGTGTGCGCCCCATCGACCTGCACATGGCAGACCTCCCAAAAGACGCCACCATCTACGCCTGAACAGATCTTGTTCAAATTGTGTGACATTTGCCGTACAGAAATGGAACGGTGGCACACTTATTGCTGGCTATCCTACGGGCAACTAGGTAAAATTCCTACAGACAACTCCCGGGAGCAGTCGCCATGGCCAAAATTGCGTTCGCTTTCTGCTCCTGCCTGATGTTCCTCGGAGATCTTATTACTGAGCTGTTCGATAACGAATACAAGGGATCCGAATGAATCTGGCCGCCGTCAAGCAATCCTGGGTGATGCATGTCTGGGACCACCTTCAACCCTACAAGAACGAGCTGGACTTCACCTTCGTGGGTTTGCTGCTGATGACGTTGCTGGGCTGGCTCCCTCACATCACCACCGTCGTCACACTGGTCTGGTCCTGCATCCGCCTGTACGAGACGAAGACTGTGCAGGCATGGCTGGGCCGGCGCCGCGCGCGCCGCGCGCGCAAGCCCGGAGCCAAGGCATGAACCTGAAGAGCCTGAAAGCCGCCGTCGGCATCGAGCTGAAGAAATGGCGCACCTACACCGCCACCGCGTTGCTCGCCGCGCTGCCGTTCGCCGCCGAAATCAAGGCCGCGATCGCCGACAACCTGCCGGCACTGCAGCCCTACCTTCCCGAGAACGTCTACAAATTCATGGGCGGCGCAGTCGTCGTTGCCGGCATCATCCTTCGCCTGGCAATTTCCTTCCGGGCAGTGAAAGCTGCGAATGACGCCTGACCAGCTGCGCCACGCCGTACCTTCCATGCCGACTGCGATCGCGCATGACGCCGCCATCGCCATCAACGCCGCCTGCGCGCGCTTCGACATCGACACCACCCTGCGACAGGCGCACTTCGCCACGCAAGCCCTGCACGAGTCGACAGGCTTCACGCGGCTGGTCGAGAACCTGAACTACTCGGCCGAGGCCTTGATGCTGATCTGGCCGAAGCGCTTCACGAAAGAGACTGCCCGGATGTACGGCCGCACGCCGCAGCACCCGGCCAACCAGCAGATGATCGCCAACGTCGCCTATGCCAACCGGATGGGCAACGGCTCGATCGAGAGCGGCGATGGCTGGCGCCATCGCGGCCGCGGGCCCGGGCAGCTGACTGGACGGGAACATTATGAAAAGTGCGGCCGTGCGCTGGGCCTGAATCTGCTGGCCTCGCCCGACCAGGTGGCCCAGATCAGCATCGGCACCCAGGCCTTCGGCTGGTTCTGGCACACGCACGGCCTGAATGAGGTCGCCGACCGCAACGATATCCTGCGCTGCCGGGCGATCGTCAACGGTGGTGACCTTGGGCTGGAGGCTTGCGAAACCCTGCTCGGCAAACTGCTGGAGGTGATGTGAGCGTCCTGACCGATATGATCGTGCCGCCGTGGGCGCGCTGGGCGGCGATCACCGCGCTGGCGCTGGCCTGCTACGGCACCGGCCGGCTGCATGAGGCGCGCCACGCCGGCGCCATTGAGACCGCCAAGGTGGTCACGGTGGTCAAGACCCAGGTCCAGACCGTGACCAAGGTCGAGACTGTCTACCGCGACCGAATTCAAAAAATCTACGTACAGGAGAAGGCCCTTGAATCCGCCATCCCAAGTTACATTTCACCTGCTGTGGATGAGCACTTTGCTCTTCCTGCTGGCTTCCTGCGCCTCGCCGCCGCCGGTTGGAGTGGGTCCGCTGCTGGACCCACCAGCAGCGCTGACGACGAACCCTCCGGCGTTCCAGTTTCCGAGCTCGCGCGCGCCGAGCTCGCCAACGCCGCCAGCTGCCGCGCCTGGCGCGAGCAGACCCTAAGCTGGCGCGACTTCTACGCCCGCCAACAGGCGACATTCAACGGTCGCGCAGGCGACTGGTACCAGCCGGAGCAATAGTGGACATTCTCGTAATCCCTGATTCACAAGTCCGGCCTGGCGACGACCTCGAATTCCTGCGCTGTATCGGCCGCATGATCGTGGCCGAAAAGCCCGACGTCGTCGTGCACATCGGCGACTTCGCCGACATGGAATCCCTGTCGTCCTACGACAAGGGCAAGAAGTCCTTCGAAGGGCGCCGGTACCGCGCCGACATCGAGGCCGCGCACGCCGGCATGGAAGCCCTGCTTGGGCCGCTGCGCGACTACAATGCGCGCCGTGTCGCCGCCAAGCACTGCCCCTACAGGCCGCGGCAGGCGCTCTTCATGGGCAATCACGAGGAGCGCATCGCCCGCACGATCAACGAAGAGCCGATGCTTGACGGGGCGATCGGGCTGGCCGACCTGAAGTACGCAGAGTTCGGATGGGAGGTCTACCCGTTCCTGCAGGTTGCGGTGATCGGTGGCGTGGCGTTTTGCCACTACTTCACCACCGGGTTGATGGGTCGGCCGGCGTCAAGCGCCCAAGCCCAGCTGAACAAGAAGCACATGTCGTGCGTGGCCGGACATCAGCAGGGCCGCCAGATCGCGACCGCTTTCCGCGCTGACGGCCGTCAGATCACCTCGATCATCGCCGGCAGCTGCTACGAGCACGAGGAAGGCTACCTCGGCCCACAGGGCAACAAGCACTGGCACGGCCTGGTTTATCTGCGCAACGTCGAGGACGGGTGCTTCGACGAGCAGTTCATCCCGCTCGCCGACGTCAAAAAGAAATACGCCGCCTGAAGCGGCGGCGTATCGTTACGGGCTCCAGGCTGGACAGAGCTCAGCTGTCCAGTTCCAGCACACGGCCATGATGTCGCCGAAGCGCTGGATGTCGTTGATGCCGCAGCCGTGCAGCATGACGCGCTCCTGCTCATCGAAGTGCCAGTTGCTGCAGCCGTCCCACTTCACGTAGCCGTGCAGATAGACTGGCGCAGCCTCCAGCTGGTCGGTGCCGTCCCAGACTGGGACGTCGAAAACGCCCTTCATCGAGCCCTCCATCCAGCCGCAGATGTCGTAGATCTGGTAATCGACATAGTGCTGAAAGACGGAAGCGATCACGGAGAACCGCAGACCGGAAAAGTGCTTTGTGTGCGCCGCGATCGGTGGCGTGCTCATTGTCTCCGCTCCCTCACGCAGGCCCAGAGCAGACCTACCGGCCACGCCAGCACCATCAGCAGGATCGCCTCGTACGGCGACACGCCCAGCCACCTCCGGACCTCGCGGCCGATCTCATAGCCGGCGCGGTGGTCGGCGATGTACATCGTGAAGAAGCCGAGCCCGAACCAGCAGGTGCCAGCCATCAGAATTTCAACGACCAGGGTCACGCTGCCTCCTCGATGCGCAGCTTGCCGTTCTCGCGCAGCCAGGCGACCGCGCGCTCCTCGTGCACGAAAGACGTGCCGCCGGAAGGCGAGGCGAAGAGCACGCCACGCTCCCAGGAGCCGTCGGCCACGCGCTTGTGGATCGTGTTCTTGCGCTCGTTGTACTTCTCGCAGAAGGCGTCCAGCTCGAGCCAGCCGTCGCGGTTGATCGGTGCGTTCATGCCAGCACCTCCTTCGTGACGCCCATCGAGACGACGGGGTGGCTATCGCTGTAAATGCCGAGCTGGATGCTGTGGCCAGCGTTCAGCTGGGCCAGCTCTTCCTCGCTCGGCTTCCAGAACGAGAACAGGCCGACGCCGAACTGGTCCTGATGGATCACCACCGGCAGGGCGGACACATCGTCCTCCTGCCCATGCGGGGCCGTGAATACGTGGTTGGTTTGTGGGTGTCGAACGATTTCCATGTGCTGCTCCTTAAACGGTGATGATACGGTCGGCAAAAGCGTCTGCCTGGTCGGAGTGGGTGATGAGGATGGTCTGGCCGAACTTGAGCTTGGCCAAGAGGCCCAGCATGCGCGCCTCGCGCGCGTCACTGCAGGCCGCGGCCGGCTCGTCCAGCTGGAGCATGTCGATGCCCGGCAAGAAAGTCTTGGTCAGGGTGATGCGCATCGACAGGCCCAGCATGTCCTCGGCCGAGCCGGACAGGCCCGAGACCGGGAAGCCGTTGCAGCGGAAGGCGCCGTCGGCGCGCGTGATGCGCGACTCGCTACCCCTCACGTCCGAGAAGTGCTGCGAGACGCCGGCCAGCACGATGTTCCAGAGCTGGTTCGTGATGACCGGGCGCGCCGCGCGCACCTTCTTGATGAGCAGGTTGTAGCGCTGCATGTCGGCCAGCTCGCGCTTGGCGTCGGCCAGCTGCTGCTCCGTCAGCGCGCGCTGGCGCGCGGCCTGCGCGGCGAGAGCCTGCTTGGTTCCAAGCTGATTCTCCAGTGCGAGCAGGCCAGCCTGCAAGAACTTGAGCGACTGCTCCTTGTCCTTGATGCTGCTGTCGAGCAGCTGGGCCTGATCCAGCAGATCCTGCGCTGCCTCGACGTTCAGCCCGTTGCGCCGCGTGATCGTGACCGAGCGCGACGTCTTCAAGCCGTTCAGCTGCTTCGTCTTCTCGTCGCGGCGTGCGGCGTCCTGGGCAGCCTCGAATGCGCGGCGCTCCAGCAGCGCAAGCTGGTTGATGGCCGATTCGCCGGCGACGGCGTCCGGCCCGGTCCAGCGCCAGATGCCCGGGACGCACGAACGGTCGACCTCGATGAACTCCGCGGCGCGCGCGTACAGTTGCTCGACCTTGGCGTTGGCGGCCAGCACCGCGTTCAGGTCCTTCAGGTAGCCCTGATGCTCGACCAGGCGTTCCTTCGCCTCGCGCTGGTCGGCTTCCAGTTCGGCATAGCGCTCGCGATGCGCGTTGCCAGCTGAGACCGCCGCCAGCTTGACCTCGTTGATCTGGCGCTGCAGGTCGCTGTTCGTGCGCGCCACCTCCGGCACGTCGGCCAGGTCCTTCTGGCACAGCGCGCACGTCGTCTCCTTGATCAGGCGCCCTTCCAGCTGGGCGACCTTGACATCGCTCTCGCGCACAGTCGCCGCGTGAGCACGCTCCAGCTCCGAGATCGACACGGTGATGCCGTCGAGCACGCCACGCTCCCAGACTACATCCTGCTCCGACTTCCGGATATCCGCTTCCAGCGACGCCAAGTCGGTCGTCCACTGGTTCGGCGTCACGCCCTGCAGCTCCGTGCGCAGCTTCGCCGCGCGCGCCGCGTGCTTCTCGGCTTCCACCGCCGCGCGTGCCGCCGCGATCTCTTCGTCGGCCGGCGCCAGCACGACCTCGCGCGCCAGCTCGCGTTCGAGCTTTTCGATCTCAAGGCTGAAGGTCTGGATGTCACGCTCGCACTGTGCGTGGTCGCGCAGCGTCTGCTGGGCGCCGGCGGCGTCCAGCACGAAGCGGCGGTTCTGCAACTCGACCAGAAGGCCGTGCGCAATGTCCACTTCCTGCGTGGCGTGCAGGATCTCCTGCTTCAGCGGCTCGATGTCCTCGACCACGACCTCGCCTAGCTGGCCCTGCAGCATGGAGATGCGCGACTCGACCGCTTCGGTCCTGCCGTTCGGGCGGCGCGCGGCGATCGCGTCCACCACCCGGTCGATCAGGTCGAAGTCGGCCAAGTCCTCGATCATCTTGCCGGCGGCGGTCGGGCCTGCCTTGAGCGACTCGGCAAGGGCCTTCTGGCTGGCGAACATCAGCTTGCCGGCCATGTCGGCCGTAGTACCGAACAGGTTCTCGAAGAACTTCGTGACTTCGCGCTGGCCAGTGACCAACACCTTGCCGCCGGACGAGATCTCGGCACCGGACTTGCTGCGGTAGCCGGTGTAGGTGACGCCCAGGTGCTCGAGCTCGGCATCGATGCGCAGCTTCGACACCGGGTGGTGATAGGTCACGACGTCGTCGAGCGACTCACGCAGGGCGGCCACACCGAAGCAGAAATAGGTGAAGCCCTCGGTGACGGTGGTCTTGCCGGCCTCGTTCTCGCCGCGGATGGCGTTCATGCCTGGGCCGAACTCGAACGTGCGATCGAGGTGCTGGCGGAAGTGGGAAAGGGTGATCTTTTTGAGCATTTTATTTTTCCAGTTTCACGGCGTCGGTCACGGCGGCGCCGGCGGCACCCAGCAGGGCGCCTGTGCGGCTGAACGGCGCGTCGCGCTTCGGGTCGTACGAGCAGGCGTCGGGGATGAACATCACGACGTCGACGATAGCCGCCACCGGCGTCACGGCCACGGCCACGGCCGCCTTGAGCAGGTTACCCAGCATTTTCTTCTCCCATGATTTTGGTGACCTCGGCCGCGTCGTCAGGCCCAAGGTAGTCGAGCAGTGCATTCATCACGTTGAAGCTGGTGACGTCCTCGTGCGAGAGGGCCAGCTCGGCGCCGCCGTCGGCGCCTTCAATCTTGACCGCGTTGGTGATGACTAGGGCGCTGGACTCGCGCCGGAAGCGGCTCAGCTTCGTGACGACCTTGTCGGCTTCAGCCGCGGTGGCGGTGCCGGTGATGCGGATGAAGCGGCCGACGTCGACCGGGTCGCGCCAGTCCTGCTCGCTATAGTCGCCCTCCGGCTGCCACGTCGTGTGCATCTCGTAGCGGCCGTCGCGCACCACCAGCGCCTGCTTGTCCTGATGCCCAAGGCAGTCGCTGATCGAGCTGGGAAATTGGTTTCCGACGATCACGACCTTGCCACCGAGCTCGTTGCGCGCCTGGTGCTCGTGGCCGAACACGATGTATTCGACCGGCAGCTGCTCGGCCTGCTCTTTCGACAGATTCAGCGAGTGGTCGGATTCGACCGCGAACTGGTTGTCGTAGTTGGCGTGCACGAACAGGAAGCGGTACGGCTGATCGGCGACGCCATCGCCACGCGGCACCTTGGCCAGCTCCAGGTCGAACAGGTCCTGATTGGCCATGTGCGGGATCACGTAGGCGTTGTGCTCGGGGATCGCGGTGCCCTCGGTGATGTGCGTCACGCGCGCCGGGCCATACATCTCCTGCAGCAGCGCGGCGAAGAACTGGAACGACGACAGGCGCGTGCTGTTCTTGTCGAGGTCGTGGTTGCCGTTCGCCAGATACAGATGGCCCGGGCAGCGCGTCAGCCAGTCGCCGAAGATACGCACGGCCTGCAGCAGATCGGCGCGTGGGATGTCCGGGCCGTCGAACAGGTCGCCGTTGACGAGGAGGTCGCCGGTGACGCCATAGAGGATCTCCTCGGCCTTGGACAGCAGGTCCTGGCGCAGCTGGTGGGCCGTGGCCGGCGTCGTCCCTGAAGATCTGATACAGCCAAGATGCCAATCATTTACCACTGTCAAGCTCATGTACTTCTCCTTGTGGCAGCAGCAGTGCGCTCGAGATATCCCATCCGAGGGCTCTGTAGCGATACTGCACGCTGCTGTATGTGAGGTGGAGGCTGTCGCACAGCTTCTTCAGGCACCACTCTTCGCCCTGGTAGGCGAGCCTGATCGTGCGACAGGTATTTATTTGTTGGAGGCTCTTCGGCCACCATGTGCAGTTGCTCTTTTCGTAGTGCTTGTCGTTATCCTGCCGCTCTAGGCAGTACCCTTCAGGGCACGGCCCCATCTCGGCGAGGAACGTCTCGAAGTCCTCCCATGCAGGCGCCACCTGGATACCGCGACCGCCATACCTCGGGTAGCTTTCGTGTTTCTCATACTGGCAACGGTGGCGCATGTTCCACCAGCTGCTGTACGCGCGCTGCACTCCAGGATCGCTACTCAGCGAAGTTCCACCGTGCGTCTTCCGCAGGCTCGAGATGTGCTCGAACTGAATGCAGCCACAGGATTTTGTGTGGCCGCTGGTCAGCGCCGGCAGCCGCGTCTCCATGTAAGTGCCACAAGAGCACAGGCACCGCCACAGCCGCCCTGACGTCCCAGGCCCTTCATCCCGGCCGTAGCGACCAAGGACCAGCAGGCGGCCGAACATCTTGCCGATCCAGTCCTCCTCCTTTAAGCGCTTTCCGCCCATCTAATTCTCCTAGGAAAGCTGCACAATAGCATCATATTCGCGCTGTGGCAACAGTCAGCACAGCACAAATGAAAAGAGGCCCCGCAGGACCTCTTTGCCATTCTCGATCAGAACTTGCCTATAGTCAAGGGAAGAGCTGGGACATTACATCTTCGACTTTCGGAAAAGCCGGGTAGCCAAGCAGATCCCAGGATGGCGCTCGATCGTAGAAATGCGACACCGGGACCAGGCGCCACTCCTTCACGCCGCCGCGCCCTTCGACCAGATGGCAGACGACCACCCAGCACGCAGCGCCTGCCAGCTGCCACTTGCGCATGCGCGCCACCTTGTCGGCAGCATAGTTCGCCGCCGGCAGGCGCCGGCTGGTCGCCGTGGTGATCTTGACCTCCTTCACCTCGATCTTGAAATTGCATGTATCGTGCATGGCTTCGAAGTCCGACGGCGCCGGCTGCGCGCTGCCGGCCCGGGCATCCGGATAGCGCAGGAAAGCGAAGTTGGCGTCGGCCTCGCTGCGCCGCGCCATCCAGTCGCGCACCTGCTTCTCGGCCCATTTACCGCGTGTCCCAAGGGTTGCCATGTCAGTCTCCCAGTTTCGAGACAGCGCGGTAGACGTGCTCCTCGATCGCTTCAAGCTGGCGCACCAGCCAAGGGTCGCTCACCCTCTGCATGAGCGACTTGATCTCGCGCTGGGCCGCGTGCAGCTCGTGGACGGCGCCGTCGATCAGCTCGGCGGCGCGGACAGGGACGGCGGCGCTCATGGTCGCTTCTCCAGTGCCTGCCGGCCAGCCGGGGTCAGCTGGCCGTCGATCAGAAGTCCGTGGCGATGCAGTGCAGCCAGCGTTCCCGAGGCCCCACCATGCGCAGACCGCCCTGTCAGGCCATAGGTTGCCTGCCTCCCTTCTGCGATATTGCGCAGCATGCCCAGCATAGCTGGTGAAATACGGGCGCTCATACAGCCATCGGCGCTTTGATCGCCGCGTGGTGCTGGTAGTCGACCAGACGAATGTCGTCCGGGTGCAGGTGGTCGAGAATCTGATCCAGCCGCGCCTCGGCCACGTTGACCAGGTGGTCGATCTCCAGCCGCGGCGCCGGCAGCGGCTCGCGCGCCAGCTGCTCCTTCACCTGGTCGATGTGGTTCTCGTAGATGTGGGCATCGGCCAGGAACATCGTCAGCGTGCCGGCGGTGTAGCCGGTCCACGCCGCGAACAGCTCCAGCAGCAGGGCGTAGCTGGCGATATTGAAGGGCACGCCGAGGAACATGTCGCAGCTGCGCTGGTACATCGTCATATGCAGGACGCGGCCGTCGACGTGCGGCAGCAGCTGGAACAGCACGTGGCAGGGCGGCAGCGCGGCTTGATCCAGCTCGGCAGCGTTCCAGGCGTTGACGATGATGCGTCGGCTGGTCGAGTTGTAGCGGACGTCGTTCAACGCACGAGCAATCTGGTCGATGCTGGTCGGCGACCAGGTCACTTCACCGGCAGGGCCCTTCAGGTGCGACTCGACCAGCGGACCGCCCCAGTCGCGCCATTGCGCGCCGTAGATCCGGCCAAGGTCATCCTCGCCCTCGCGCGCCGGATTCTTCAGCCACTTCTCATTCTCGTTGGCGTTCTGGTCCCAGATGTTGCAGCCCAGCGCGCGGAAGTCGGCCGCGCTGGTCACGCCGCGCAAGAAGCCGATCAGCTCGCCCTTGACCGCGGCGAAGAACAGCTTCTTCGTGGTGATGGCCGGGAAGCCTTCGCGCAGATCGAACTTGAGCATGGCGCCGGGCAGCGTCAGGGTATCGATGCCCGTGCGGTTGGACTGGCGGATGCCGTCGCGAAGGATGGCCTGCAAGAGGCCGAGGTACTGATATTCTTGGGTCATTATTTGCTTTCAGGTTTCAGGGTTACGGTAATTTGGAGGACTTTGGCTTTCGGCATGCCGATGTGGTCAAGGTCGAAATCCTTGACGCCGGAAATAAAGTTCAGATCGCGGCCGGTGTGCTTCTGGATGTATTCGGCCAACGCGGCAGTGACATCCGCTCCGTCGATCTCGATATAGTCGAGCGGCTGGACGACCTTCACGCCGCCTCCTGCGCCGGCATGTCGGTCTTCTCGCGACGCCGCAAGAAGCGTGCCTGCCGAGGGGCGTCTTTAATGCCCGTATCCAGGCTCACGTATTCCGCCGGCCAGCCGCAGATCTGGTCCGGATTGTTGAACCATTCGACGCGCTGGGCGTGCGTGGCGCTGCCCGGGCCCAAGCGAATCGGCTGGCTGGTCGCCACGTCGGTCGCGAGGAAGGCGCCGATCATGCCCTTGCCGACCTTGTTCTCCTTGTGGGAGCTGCGCTCGGTGCGGCCCAAGGCGTTGGTGGTCGCCTCGTTCTGGTTTTCCATCGCCTCTTCAAAACCGGTGATGATGCAGTCCTTGACGGACGCCGGCTTGAAACGCCAGAAGTCGTTCAGCTTGGCGGTGGCGCGACCGTGCTTGTGCTTCGCTTTCGGGTCGCGGAAAATCGCGCCTTCATAGCCCAGCGCCAGGCACTCGTCGATGAAGGCCTGCGCCTGCTCGGCGTCCTCGATAACGACGTAGGGCAGGACGTTGACCCAAGCAGGGTTCGCCTGCTCCACGATCTGCGTCAGACGGCTGTAGCGATCCTCGTACGGCAAATCGACGACGTCCGGGTGCAGCCAGTCGAACAGGTTCCAGACGACGTTCGTCGGCAGCTCAGCCTCACCCTTGCGCAGCTTGCCGCGGCTGGTGATGCCGGTCGTCAGGCTGCACAGCGTCTTCGGCTTGTCGCCCGGCTTGTCGGGCGCTGTCAGGTGCGCCGGCAGCGTGCGGTTGGTCAGGTAGCCGTCGATCGTCAGCTCGCCGTCGAAGCCTTCGAACACAGGGTCGCTAAACTTCTCGACCAGCGCCGTGTTGGCCAAGTCTTCCAGCGAGCGCCCGGTGAACTTGCCGGTGACGTGGCAGCCGCGCACACCGTCGACCTTGCGGAAGCCCCAGACAGGGAAGCGCATGCCCTTGAAGTCCGGGGCGATGTCGACGGCGAGTTGTGGGAGGATCTTAGTGGTCATTAGTTTTTCTCCACGATGATATCGATGGCTGCGTTGAAGTGAAGGGGGAGGTGCGAGTGGGAAGACGGGACAGGCACACGCTCGCCGTCGTCGAACAGCGAGACGTCAGCGTGGCTAAGAATCGTCAGACTCGACGCAAGATGCTTCGCAAGTGTCGTCTTGCCGCTGCCAGTGTTGCCGCTGATCGTGATGGTGATAACGGGCTTGGTGTCGCTTTTGTTCATGGTTGCTTTCAGGTTACGTGCCCGGCGCGCGGCCGGGCTGGGTGGGTTATACGGTGAGTGGGTAGAGACGGCCGATCTCTTTCGCAAGGTCTGCCATCTGGTCGTGCAGCGCCTCGATGCGATGCTCAACCAGGTCATGGTCGAGTAGGAATTCGCAGTTCGGATGGGCGCCGGGCGTGCGCATCCGCTTCCAGTCAAAGCCGGTGCCGCTCTTCGGGCCTTCAACCTTGATGCCGTGCACGCTACCCGGATACATGCGGTCCCAGACCTCCTGTATCCGATGCTCCATGTCCTCGACATAGTTCTGGTAGCTCACCAGCACGTAGACAGCGCGGCCGGCGCGCGCTAGCTGTACCGCCTTCTCGATCATGCGCGTGGTGCGACCGGTCTGCATCAGAGCGCTATTCATTTCCTCTTTCCTTTCTGGTTGCGACGGTACACGGTCATCTGGGCCAGCGCTTTGAAGATGTGCTGGGTCTCCTTGCCGTACAGGAGCACCACACTAAGGCGCACCGGCGCATCCAGGTCGGAGTAGTGCACGTCGGCGTCTATCGCCTCCAACGCCCAGCTGCCCCGGCGCGCGCCGGACTGAAGCCGCCCAAGTTCTTCGCGGCTGGCCATCACCCGGACCTGCAGGCGCGTCCGGAGCATGCCCGGCGCGCCGGGGCGGCCCTCCATGGCGGCGCTCAGCTCCCAGCCGGCGATGCCCTTCGACGAGATGCTCAAGGTGCGGGCGACGGCCTCTGCGACGAGATCCTTCATGCGCTCACCTCGACGGCGGCCTGTTTCAGCTTCAGCGCCAGATCCGGCGACGCCATGTGGATCACGACGTCCGAGTCGTCACCAGTGCCGAAGATGTCGCCGAAGATGGCGTTGAAAGTCTCGCCAAAGCCGCCACGCTTCAGGCCTGACACGATCAGGATCTGGCCGTCCGGCGATACCAGCTTCGTCATCCCTTCCCACTGCGACTGCACCGTGAGGTGAGCCAGCTCAACGGTCCCGATCGTCAGGGTATAGATCTCATTGCGTTTCAACTGCGCTTTCATGCCGCCTCCTAGAGTTTTACGTGTGATCCGTCGCATAGCTTGTGCAGCCAAAACCACGGATCGTTGTGAGGGTGCTCTCGATATTCCTTGCCGCAGATCGAGCAGATACAACCGCCGCCGGCGCGCCGGAAGTCCGGGCAAGGCGTGGTCTTCTGCTCAGCCCGCATCCGATCTTCCTCAGCCATCGTGATGAAGCTCACGCTGCCTCCTTGATTTCGCCGCGCTTACGCATCTCGGAATACATCTCGGCCAGCCCCTTGTCGATTGCCTCTTTCGTAGGGTACGCACCGATCTCAGTCTGCCGATAGAAGTTCGGGCCGAACGAGATGGTCGACACGACTTCCAGATCCATGGTGGCGTACGGCGCCACCATGGCGGCGTGGCAGCGCGGCAGGAACTCGTAAAGGTCCTTAATGCGCACCGACCAGACAAGTTCGTCGTGGATCGGCCCGTAGCAGACCGCGTCGAAGTCGTACGCAAGGTTGTCACGCCACATGCGGCCTTCGGCAAGCTTGGTCTGCTCGCCGGCCGCGCCCTGCACCTTGAAGTTGACCGCCTGGCGCTCCGCTTTCGATTTCTCGAAGTTGGTGCCGTTGAGCAGCTGGTCGCTCAGGTGGCGCACGGCGCCCATCATGGTCCGCACGACGCCGTGCTCCTTGACCTCTTCGCGGATGGTTGCCTTCCACTGCTCGGCGATCGGATACATCGCCGCGCGCGCATCGAGGAACAGCTGGGCACGCTCGACCGAGATCATGAGCGTTGCGGCCACCTTCTCGGCCATGGCGCCGTATTCCGCCGTGAAGTTCACCTTCTTGCCCAGGCCGCGGATGTCCTTGGCCAGCTTTTTCATCTCGGCATTCAGCGCGCCTTCCAGCGCCTTCTCGTAATCCTCGTAGGTCCAGTCGAGCTTGTTCTCCTCGCGGATGATACCGAGCGCCGTAATGGTGTGCGGCGACTTGCGCTTCTCGCCCTGGAAGCAGGACAGCGCGTTCGGGTCCTGCGACTGGAACGCGATCAGGACCATTTCCTGCGAGTCGAAGTCCATGGAGACGATCACGGCGTCAGGCCGGTGCGGCACGATCACCTCGCGGAACTTGGCCTCCTGCCCTTCGATCTTGGCGTGTTTGGGCAGCTGCTGCTTGTTCGGCTTGCTCTCGCTGGCGCGCCGGGTGTTGGTGGCGGCCTGGTTGTGCTGCGAGCGCACCTTGCCGTCCTTCCAGTGCGGGAAGTATGGGTACTTCGAGTAGAACAGCGTGCGGCGCGTGGTGACCATGCCCATCAGCTTCAGGGCTTCCAGCACGGGCTTCTGCTCCGGCATGCAGTCCTGCAAGGCGTAGGCCACCGCCAGCGCGTCCGTCTTCGGCGTGCCCTCGCGGATGCCGGCCTTCTTCATCGCGTCGGTCGGCATGTTGCGCACGCGGATCGGCAAGCCCATTACCTCGTACATCAGCTTCTGCATCTGCAGCGGCGAGCCCTTGTTGAACTGCGGCTCGCCCTTGAAGTAGGAGCGGACGTAGTCGGTGAATCCCTTCTCGGCCTGATGAATTTCCTGCAGATCTTCATCCTGCCCGGTGTCCTCGTCGGCAGTCCTCTTTGCGTCGACCAGCAGCTCCAGCATCCGAGCGAACTGCAGGTGCTCGGTCTGGGTCTCGATGAACTTCACGATCTTCGACGGCGTGCGCATCATCGTGTCCAGCACCTGGCCGGTCACGATCGTGTAGGCCTCCTTGATCTGCGCCGGCGTGATGTCGACCGTGTACTGAGGCGGCGCCGTGCCGGCCCAGCCCTGCTCGATCAGGTACTCGCGTACCACCGCCCAGGCGGCTTCGTACGTGATGTCGTCCTCGCGCTCGAGTTCCTTGCAGCGCGCCACCGACACCTCGGTGCCGTCGATGAAGTTCTTCGCGTGCTGGTAAGCAGCGTCGATCTCCACCTCCAGATAGACCTTGTACGAGTGCTCCAGCTGCAGGAACAGCTTGTAGTAGTTGTGCAGGGCGATCGTGCAGATGGTGTCGTCGGCGCCGTACCCAAGGACGTGCTGCGCCGATAACTCGTTCATCTTGTAGCGGCGCGTCTCGGTGGCCAGGATCGGCTCGCCGTCGTCGCCCAGCTTCAGCTGCGTCTTCGTGATCTCGGCCGGCACCATGCCAGCGGCGAGCTCCTCATCGGTCATCGGCTCGAACTTGCCGGTGCCGACCGTCTCGTAGACGTAGTCCTCGCGCAGCAGCTTGCCGCCCCTGGGCAGCGTGCCCGGCGCGCCGGTCAGCGTGCAGGTTTCCTCGTAGGTCTCCTGGCGGTAGCCCAAGGTCCCATGCGAGCGCTGCTTCAGGCCTGTCGGGATGTTCTCGTTGACGTAGTTCGCCTCGAACTTCGTGTCGCGCACGTTCGGCAGGAAGCCGTGGTAGCCATTGTCCATCTGGCGCGCGCCCCACTCGTTGAACAGGACCGCCAGCTCGAACGAGACGTTCTGGATGATCAGTTCCTTGTCCTGCGGGATCGCAGCGATGAACTGGCGCAGCTCCTCGCTGTCGACGTTGTCGGTGTCGGCGTGGTCGACCGGGAAGTACAGCGTGTACTGGTTGTTCGGGCCGAAGGTCAGCGCCAGACCGGTCAGCTTCGAGCCGAACACGTCGACGCCGTCCGGATCGCCCAGCGCGGCCAGCCACTCGTCCGATTCGTCCGGGGTGGACGTCTCGATGTCCAGCGCGATGTCGCGCGAGGCGAGGATGTGCGGCGTGGCCCAGGCGCAGGCCTGCTCGAAGGTGGCGCCGGTCACCAGCCGCACGCGGCCGTACCAGGGCTTCAGGCGCGGGTCGTAGTCGGTGGCGGCCAGCTGGCGCACCATGCCGGCTTCCCAATGCAGCGGCTGGCGCATGGTGTTGACCCACTCAGGCCGCACGCGCGCCAGATCGAAGCAGCGGATCACCTGCGGCGCGTTGTCGAGGATCATCTGCAGCAGCTTGTCCTGCGGGCCGGAGATGTAGTCGGCCAGCGGCGACAGGTCGCTCCGGAGCAGCATGGCGTGGATCTCGGCCACACCGTCGTAGCCGTATTGGCGGCAAAACCGCGCCCAGGCGCTATTATCGCCCTTGGCGCCGAAGCCCGGGCAGCCCTTGATGTTGTCGGACGAGTCGCCGACCAGCGCCTTGTAGGTAGTGACCAGGTGGTAGTCGAAGGTGCCGTACTTGTTGAACTCGAACATCTCGTTGATCCACGTCGAGACGCGCGCGCCGTGGGCGTTCGGGTGCAGGTTCAACACCGTCAAGTCGTTGTCGAACGTGGCGACGATCAGGTCGTCCTCGGTGTTGAAGGCCAGCCACGCGAGCGTGTCGTCACCCTCGGCGAAGTCCTGATACATGACCTGGGCGCCGAGCTCGAGGAAGGTCTGCTTGAGCATGTCGCGCAGCTTGTGGAATTCCTCGTAGGCCTGCGGCGGCCGGCTGCCGGCGCCGCCGCCCTTGTACTGGTTGTCGATCAGAAGGCGCTTGGACTTGCTGTTCTGCCCTTCGAAGACTAGGATCACGTCGACCGGGTTCTTCTTGTACTGCTTCATCACGTCGAGCATGCGGCCCAGCGTGTTGTCGTAGCCGTAGGCTGCGCTGTTGATGTAGACCTTCTTGCCTTCGTGCTCGACTTCGAAACCGTTCTCGCCATCTTTGCCCCAGCTCATCATCGTCCACATGAAGGACGACATGTCGAAGGCAAGTCGTTGGTATTTTTTCACTGAAGTGCTCCTGTAGAAATGGCTCCGATAATCGCGAGGCACGCCGTCCAGATGGCAGCCACCGTCGAGAAGTGGCGCTGCCACTCATAGTGGCCGCTGCGGTGCGCCCTGCTTGCCCATCGGATGTTCATGAAGGCGTAGTACGCCGCGAGGCAGCCAATCGCTGCCCGAACAGCCATGACCATCATGCTCGCCTCCGCAGCTTCGCCTGCTGTTCCTTCTTCGTCTCGCAAGTCGTGCAGCGGATCCGCTTGTAGGCGATGCGCACACCCGGCAGCTCGACGCCGCAGTCGGCCTCGATGCAGTGCACGCCGTCGAAGTCGGGGTGGGTCTGAGTCAGCTGCAGCCGCACGCGCGCCAGGGCGTCAACGTTGGCCTGCTCCTGCATCTCGGCGGCCACGTCCAGTTCGTCGCTGCGCTCGCTCATGCTGCACCATCCAGCAGGCCGTAGTGCAGCTGCAGCACCGCGGCGTCGAGGAAGCCGCTGTTGTCGATCTCGATGTCGCCCTCGACAACCGCGATGCCGGCTTCAGACGCGTGGCCGGCGTTGGCGCCCAGATCGGCGGCGCGGCCGGTGACGTGCAGCACCTTGCCGCCTAGGCGCCGGATCATCGCCGCCTCGTTCTCGAAGCGCACGTCCGACAGGACGAAGCGCGGGCCGGTGCCGGGCAGCGAGTACAGCGCTGCTTCGCGGGCGATGCGCTGCTCGACCACCTTGGTCCAGATCTCGGCATCCAGTGCGCGGCCCCACTCGGTGCCCAGCTTCTGCGCGGCTTCGCGCCAGGTAAAGTCGAAGCCCGGTACCGGCATCTCCTTCAGTTCGCGCGAAGCCGGCTCCGGCATGCCGGCGGCCGCCAGCATCGCCTTCAGCGGGCCGGCAAACGACAGCTTGGTAAAGCCGTGCTCACGCACGAGGTAATCGGCAAGTGTGTCCTTGCCTGCGCCGGCCTTGCCGGTCATCCCTGCTAAAATCATTTGACTCCCCTATGGAACAGCCAGTTGAAGAACCGGCGGAAATAGTAGCCTCGCACGAGCGAGACGATTGTGAAGAACACGGTGATGGCGATGCTGTCCCGGGCCGACGACTGCAGATGCCAGACCGGGTTGACGACGAAGTGCTGCAGCAGCGCGCTGATGATGAACGCGGCGCCGGTGCTGACCAGCACTTCGATCAAGGTGTGTCGACGGGTTTGCATACGCCCTCTCTCTGCAGGTTTGCGGGCAGGGCCCGGTACTGATCCTCGAACCAGGCGCGGATCGATTCGAGCTTCTTCTGCGCCAGCGCATATGGGAACTGGGCGCCGGCGAACACGCAGTGCTTGAACTTCGTGGCGCTGATGATTTCAGGCACCAGCAAGTTGTGCCAGATCTGCAGCTTGCTGCGGTCGGTCATCGCAATGTCGTCGACGATCTCGATGCAGTCGCGATACACCTGCTCGGTGCGGCGCAGCAGCGGCAGATCCAGCGGCAGCAGCTTGAGCTGGGTGGCCAGCTCCGGGCAATGTCCGCCCAAGGTCAGGATGCGCAGCGCCTGCAAGGCGTAGTCCATGCCCTGGAACTCGGCGATGCGCCGGCGATGCACGTTCAGCACCGAGCGCAGCATCGCCAGCTGGTCGAAGCGGCACTCGTAATCGGCCTCGCCGCGGCTGGTCTCCAGCATATCCTGCACCATGCCGGATACACTTTCGTCCCACGGCGACTCGCAGGCCGGCCGGCCGTTCTTGACGCCGATGATCGAGCGGTCGGGCAGGATGACGTGGTAGTTGTCCTCGTCGCTGACGACGTCCAGCACCGGCAGCGACTGGGCCGCGACGTGCGCGACCTCGATCGAGAACATGGCGCCGGCGGACATCTCGAGCCGGGCCGGGTAGCCGACTGGGACCGAGAAGAAGTAGGCGCGCTGGCCGAGCCGCACCTTGGGCATGCCCCAGCTGCAGTTGGCGAACGCGCCGCGCCGCATGGCGTTCGACGGCCGGTACCAGAGGTCGTCCAGCGTCTTGAGCCAGAAGCGGCGCAGCAGCGCCTCGTCGACCGGCGCCGGCGCATTCAGGTAATCGGACAGAGGCACGCCGCCCAAGGTTGCCTTGGTCGCCAGCGGCGGCGCCACCCACGGCAGATCCACCAGCTCGACCCGGCCCGGGTTGCGCTCCTCTTCCGAGAGGGGAGACGCGACAAAAGCGGCCGAAACCGCTTTTGCCAGGGCCCGGACCTGCGCTGGTGCGCTGATCAGGTGCGAGCTCATGATCAGCTATTCCGTGCGTCTTCGCCACCCTTGTCGGCGCGCGCCTCGGCGGCCACGTCACTATAGGCTTCCGGGTAGCGCTCCTGCAGCTTGGCGATGTTGTCACGCGCGATGTCGATCAGCTCGGCGCCAATCAGGTGGGACAGGTCGACCAGGGCGATCAGGATCTGGCGCACTTCGAAGATCAGGTCGACGTCGCTCGGCTCGCCGACCAGCTCGTCCTCGACACGCTGCGAGATGCGGCCGGCGGCGATCGTCAGGCGGCGCGAGACGCTGGCCAGATGGCCCTTCAGGCGGTCGCCGGTCGGCGGGTTGCCGGTAAGCGAGGTCGGCACGCGGCCGAACGCTTCGCCTTCTGGATCGAACTCGCGGGTGATGATCGGCAGGTACCACAGGACGTCGCCCGACTCTTCCTTCAGGTGGTCGCGCAGCGTGGTCTTGCCGTCCTTGTTCAGGTCGTCCAGCGACTTACCGTAGATGCAGATGCGCTTGATGATGGTGGCGATCTCGCCGGTCTCGGTGGCCACGCCCAAGGCGGCGTGCTCCATGCGAGCGAAGACGGTCGGCAGGGCTTTCTCGGTGCGTGCGGCGAGGGCAGGGTACTGTACGAAGTTCATGGTGTGGGTCCTTTTCTTATTTCATCGTTTTGAGGGCTTTGTCGATCGAGGCCTTGAGATTCGCCTCGACACCTTCCTGCTTCCTGAACCACTGCAGGTATTCCTTGGGCGTATTCACCAGCAACTCGCCGCGGTGCTTGCCGAACGTCCAGCGATGGATCGTCGTCTCCTGCGTGGCGTGGAAGTCGCGCAAGGTGCGCCGACCGGCGCGGCCGATCAGCTCGCGCAGCAGGCGATGCGTGGTGGCCACGTCGGCCATCGCGCGGTGCGCCTCGTTCGGCGGGAAGCCGAAGTGCTCGCGCAAGGTCGTCAGCTTGTGGTTGGCGACCTCGGTGCCGATCAGGCGCCGCGCATGGAACAGCGTGCAGACGGACGAGACGATGTTGCCGATGGCGTGCAGGCGCTTGACGTCGAAGCTGGCGTTGTGGGCGATCAGCACGATGTCGCGGCCGTCGAAGGCGCCATCCAGGTGGCCGGGTGTCGAGACGAACTCGGCCATCGTCGGCGCGCTGGCGACCATCTCGTCGGTGATGTTGTGCACGGCCATGGCGCCGGGCTCGATCGGGCACTCGGGGTCGATCAGCGACTGGATCTCGCGGATCGTGTCCAGCGTGTCCGGACAGATCTCGCGGAAGGCGACCTCGCAGGCCGGGCCGGTCAGGCCAGTGGTTTCGGTATCGGCGATGACCCAGGCGATCTCGCGGACTTCTTCTTGTGGTTGTTGCATGTCCAAGTTGTGGCTCCTGTAGAAAAGGGACCTCCGAAGAGGTCCCTTTTGGGTGGTGTGAAGGTCGCTTACGCGGCTTCGTAGCGGCTGAAGTCGGCCACGGTCCAGGACATGGTGCCCTTGGTCTGGACGTTGCAGTTGATACGCACGACCTGCGCACCTTCCGGAGCGATCATGCTCTTGCCGATCTTGAAGGCCTGGTCCATCTGGTAGCGCTTGAACGAGCCTTTCGAGGTCGGCGCCAGCGACAGCTGCACCAGCGTGTCCTGCAGTTCCGGCAGGGTCTTGCGGCCCTTGTCGCCCAGGTCGACCAGCGCGCCGGCGATCACCAGACGCTCGGAGATCTTGGCCTGGTCGAAGCCTGCGTCCTTCAGGGCCTGCAGGTGCGCCTTGACGTCTTCACCCTGCGTGGTGGTAACGCCGTCGTCCGAGTAGCGGACATGCTCTTTCGCCTCGTCGCCATCGACGCCCGGCGACACGACCCACTGATCCTGGAACGACAGGATCTCGAGAGCGATGGAGTCGCCCAGCGCCTTGCCGGTCTGCTTGTCCATCACGTTGCCGTTGGTGATCACCAGGTTGCGCAGGGTGTCCCACTCGACGCGGAAGGCATCCTTCAGCAGTTCCAGCGGGTTGACCATCGGCGCCGAACGGGCCACCTGCGAGCCGGCCGGAACTGCGACGGCGGTGCCGGGCGACTTGGCTTCTTCAGCCGGCTTGGTGGCGGCATGGGCTGCAGCAGCGGCGGCCAGACGCGCCTGAGCCTGCGCCTTGACGTCGACCGTGGTTTCGACGCCGACGTTCTCGCCGTCCGGAGCTTCGAAAGACGGAGTGGTGTTGGTGTTTTTGTTCAGTGCCATTTTCATTACCTCTATCAGATTTAAGTGGTGCCGAGCCATTTATATCCCCGCTCGGCTTGGGGAGAAATCAGTATGGCAAACTTTTTTCCGCGTGTCAATTATTCTTTGAAGACATCCACGCCAAGCCGCGCGAGTTCGTCAGCATCGAAGATGAACACGCCCGGCACCTGCAGCTTGTCGCCGGTGCCGCGCTTGACGAAGGCCGAGCAGTCCTGGATCGAGTGCGCGAAGGATTCGAAACCGCCGAACAGCGCCTCCTGCCCCGTCGCGCGGCAGTGCATCCGGTACCGCTGGTACGCCGGCCGCACGGCGATCTCGATGCAGGGCTTGCTGCCGAGGGTGGTGAATGCGTATTCGAAGTTCTTCCGGATCGCGTCCGCCCGTTCGGCCTCGATGTGGTGGCTCATGCTGCTGATCTCGGACAGGACCTTGATATACTCCGGCGTGGTCGCCGCCTGCAGGTCGCCCAGGCGGGAGAACACACCCTGCTCCATCTCGGCCATCAGGCCGTCGAGCTCGGGGCCGATCGCCTCGTTCACGAGGTTGCGCAGCTGGCGGAACCCGAAGCGCGCCACGGTGTGGTTGTAGACCGGGCGCTCCTTGGTATTCTGCTTGTCCTTCAGCACCTCGGCATCGACGCCGCCCTTCAGGTCCTCCTCGGACAGCATGAACTGGCGCTTCGCCTCGGCATACAGCGCGTCGAACTCCTCGACGAAACTGCTGGCCACGCCACCCTCGATGATGCTCATGGCGAGGTACTGGCCCAGGATGCCGAGCAGGTGCTTGTGGCGCCAGAACTCCTGCCAGTGCGCGTGGTTCTTCAGGTGCTGGCTCTGGGGAGGGCGGGCCAGCGTCACCAGCACCACACGCTCCATCACCGCAGCCTCCTCTTCAGCAGCCTCGGCGATGAACGCCATCGGCGCGGCCATCTGCGAGAACTGCAGCACGCGATAGTCGTCGCTCTCGCGGGAGCCGCCGCCGCGCGCCTGGTCACGCTGGTTGTAGACGTCGCGCAGCAGGCCCTTGAGCGCGTCGAGGCGCACCTTCTGCATCACATGCGGCTTGTACTCGTCAAGCACCAGCGGGATCGACGACGACGCCATCAGGTGCTGCAGCAGCGCGAAGTTGGTCGAGCCGGGCGAGAGCGGGCGCGGCTCGCCCTTCCAGTAGAACATCGAGCCGATGCCCAGCTGGATCTCGGTCTTGCCCAGGCCGGCCGGGCCGTTGACGTGCAGCAGCGGGAACTTGCCGTAGTGCTTCTGGAACAGCTGCTTCCAGAAGCAGGCCGTGTACCAGCCCAACAGCTTGCCCAGGACTTCAGGGCGCTGGCAGGAGAACAGGTGGCGCAAGGTGTCGGTCAGCAGCTCCTTGTTGCCCGGCTCGCCCAGCCAGCTGGCCAGCGCCGGCGCGTTCGAGATGTCGGTCTTGAACACGCCGCGCGGATCCGGATAGCCGGCGAACTTGATCTTCAGGCCGGTCTCCTCGATGCGCGGCTCGAGCCGCACGCCGTGGCCGTCGGCCCAGACCATGAACGGCTCGCGCAGCAGCGGGTTTTCGTGGTGCGGAATCGTGATCATGTCGAGGCCCTCGCGGTCTACGACATAGCTGATATTCCCTTTCTTCTTGGCTTGTTCGACAAAGCGCATCATTACCGTCCTTACTTCGGCGTCCGTCCCTTGGAAGGCGTGACCATATTTCGACACGAAGCGGTTGAAGGGCACCAGGCCGCTGAACATGTCGCTCTCCAGCGTAATGTTGCCCACCTGCTTGCCATTGACCAGCACCACCGCGTCGTAGCCGATGATCTGGTCGCTCTCGCTCGACATCAGAATCGAGGCGGCGTCGAACGACACCGCGCAAATCCGCTTCTTGCCGTGCTCCGTGTCCTTGTAGACGCCGTACTTCGACAGCGTCACGCCCTTGGCGACATCGGCATACTCGTCCTGCTGCAGCTCGGGGTCATCCAGCTGCGTCATCGCGTTGTCGATCTCGTCCTTGATCTCTTCCTTCGTGGCACGGATGCCGTCAAGGTCCGGCGCCGGGTGGCACAGCAGCGACTTGATGGCGCCGACCGAGAATTCGTAGCAGGCGTTGCCGTCCATGTAGCGGTGCATCCGGCGCAACTCGTCGGCGCGCTTTTGCGGCGTGCCGTAGCGGCTGCCGTCGCCCTGGTGGTTTTCGATCAGGCCCTGGCACTCAACGATGAAGCGCTCCTCCGACAGGCCGGCGGCCACCGCGGCGATCGCCAGCTGGGTCGAGATCTGCTGGAAGCCGATGTTGGCCTTGAAGCCCAGGCCGGCCATCATCCAGCGGATCGATTCGCAGCCAGCCTTCTCGCGCACGGCAGGGTCCGGCTTGAAGCGTGCGCGTTTCTTGAGCAGCTCGTCGACCTTCTGGGCCGCCTTGGAGAACTCGATCGAGAGCTTCACACAGAACTGGGCCGGCTTGACCGGGACCGGGTCGCGCGGCGCCGACGACAGGGCGACCGCAAGTTCGGGCGTCATGTCGCGCATCTCCTGCACCGTGATCGGCACCTTGTAGCGACCGTTGGAGCGCTGCACGTTCGGTTGGCGCCACATGCGGCCGCGCCCGGAGGAGTAGATGCGCAAGTCGAGGGTCGTGACCGACAGCTCCAGCGCGATCTCGCGGTAGATCATCGGCAGGCCGATCACCGGCTTGACCTTCTCCATGAAGACCGCCTGTGGCACTTCGATGTGAAAACCCCGTCCGCCGGTGGTGAACAGGCGACACATCTCGAGGTCGACGCCGAGCTCGACCAGCTTGTCGAGGAACTCGTTGACCTTCTCGATCACCAGCTGCTCGTCATCCGAGTCGAAGTCAAAATACAGCGGGCCATCATAGGCCAGCTTCAGCTTTTCCTCGAACGGCAGGTCGTCGACCAGCTTGGAGACCGACAGCACGGTCATGAGCATCGGCTTGAGGTCAGCGATGATCTGGTCGCGGTGCGAAACCGGAGTAGGCTGCCAGTATTCCTCGCCGCCCTGAATTTGGTAGTAGTGGAATCCGCTCATGCCGGCCTCACAGTTCAACGTCGGGCCAGAGGGCGCGGAACTCCTTCACGGGTGTCAAGTGGTGCGCACCCACCTCGCTACCGGCCGATCGGACCAGCATCGGCAAGGTGGTGTGCCAGGAACCCATCGGGTTGTCGAACACGATGGGGGCGTGGCGCACTTCGGCGAAGGCCGGCAGCCAGGCATAGACGTCAGGCAGGACTTCGCGCGGGTGGGCGCTGACCTTGATGACGGTGCTGGTGGTGTTGCTGGAAAGGATCACGGTCAGGCCGGCGGTGAAGGAAGCTTCGATGCCGGTGACGCGGTAAATGCTGAGAATCTGAGGGCCGGTCTTGGTCAGACGCCAGGCGACGAAAGCGCGTTGCTCGCCGACCACAAACAGCACCGGCTTGCGGTCGCTGTGCTTCCAGTTCGGGTCGCCTCCCATGCGGGCGTCGAGCCACTGGGCTTGCAGACTGAGGCGTTCAGCTCTGCTGAGCACACCTGTGTTGTGCATTTTGTAATCCTTTATTGGTGAACTGCAATTTGAACGGAGAATTCTACAGCGAATTTCCTACAGGCAAAGTAAATCTTTGATGCCCTGCTTCGAGCCGGCTGCCCGGTTGACCAGCTCGTCGTTGTTTTGCAGGCTCTTGAGCAGCTTTTCCTGGATCGTGCCGCGCGCGATCAGGAGCCTGTTGTTGGGCGGGTAGCGCTGGCCTTTCCGGTCGATCCGGCCGGTCGACTGGATGAACGGGATGGTCGTGGTCGGGATCTGGATGAACGCCGCCTCCCAGCACATGTACTGCGGGTTCAGGCCGGCGCCGGCGCTGCCCGGCTGCGCCGTCAGGCACACCGTGTCCGGATCCTCCATGAACTGCTTGATCGACTTCTTCGAATCGACCTCGGAGAACGCCATCACGCCGCGCTTGCCAATTTTCGCAAGTCGGGCATCCATGTGTTCGCCGATCAGCCGGGATACGCTGCGGTGCGTGGTCCAGAGGATCAGCTTGCTGGCCGGCCGCGCCACGCCGTCGATCAGCGTGGTGCCGCCCAGGTCGATCTCGTCGGCGATCTCGTCGACCAGGTCGAACACCGCGGAGCGTTTCGTCGGGTCGCCGGCGAAGTAGCCGAAGTCCAGTACGATCTGCTGCGCGGCGTGATATAGCCTCGTCGCCGTGGTGGCGTCGATCTTGCCGCCGTCGTCCAGCAGCAGCAGCTGCTCCTCCATCAGGCGCTTGTACAGCGCCATGTGCTCCTTCGACAGGTCGTAGTAGATCGGGATGACGCGGCCCTTCGGCAGCGCCGAATGCACCTCCTCCTTCGTGCGGTGGATGCGCCGCAGGTTCAAGTTCGCCTGCAGCAGGTCGAGGTTGTGCCACTCGGTCGGCTGCTTGAAGATATCGCGCTCCTTGACGTGGATGTTCTCGAACTGGGTATAGGTCGAGTAGACGTCCGGCGAATTGAGCTTGATGTAGGCGTAGTGGTCGCCCACCTTGCTGGCGATCGTGCCCGACATCAGCAGCAGGTCGCGCGACATCGAGAAGCTGCGTACGTGCTTGAACAGCACGCCGCGGCCCTTCAGGTTCTGGCATTCGTCGACCACGGTGAACACGTTGGCGTGTGCCATCTCCTTCGACAGCCGCTGGATGTCATTGTTGAAAAGCTGGTAGCTGGTCACCAGCCACTGCGCGCCGTCCAGATCCAGCTGGGCGCGCACTTTCGGCGAGCCGGTGTAGTCGACGACGCGGCCGGCGCCCGGAATGCTCTCCAGCCAGGCCACCCACTGGGCGACCAGGATGGGCGGCACCAGGATCACGTTGATGTCGTTCTGCAGCATCAGGGCGACGGCCGTGGCGATCACGGTCTTGCCGTAGCCGACAGGAAGGTCGGCCAGCGCGCGGCGCCAAACTGCGGCGCGCACGATGTCTTCCTTCTGCAGCTGCTCCAGCACCATCACGCCGCCCATCGGGTGGGGGAACGGGTAGGTCTCGATGACCTGTTCGAGCGTCAGCATCGCAACCTCCTTCCGGCCAGCAGCTTGAGCAGCGGGTAGGCCTGCTCAAGTCCCGACCCTACCGGCCAGTCCGGCAGCCGATCGTAGAACTGCTGCAGCGTCAGGATGCCGGCCACGTCGATCAGCGGCTCGCCGCCGAGCAGCGCGCGCCCGGCCTGCACCGTGATGAGCGTGTACAGGCCGTTCTCGGTGGCGCTGTAGGAATGCGGCGGCCGATCCATCTCCATCGACAGCCACAGCAGGTTGGCGGCGCCCGGGCTGTCATGCGCCGCAAGGCCGAAACCCTGCGGCGCACCGTCGCTCGGCCTGGACCAGACCCAGCTGCGCGGGTTGCGCATCCAGAAGGGACTTCCAAGGTGTGCGCAGAGCGCGCGCACCTTGTCCATCTCCGGGCTGTGATCTGGCTCAGGCTTGTTCTGGAAGAACAGCGGCATCATGCGACGGCGCGCTCGAGCGCAGGGTTGCGCGCCGGCAGCGGGTGCCAGCCCATGTAGCGCCGGTTGCTGCCGGTGGCGGGACCTTTCCAGGGCCCCACCGTGACAGTGCCGTCGCGCTCCAGCAGCAGCACGCGCTCGTTCAACGGTGCCGGGTTGACGTAATCGAACTGCAGATCGTTGCGGGTGTGGTTTCTCATTTCTTCTCCGGTGGTTTGCTGTCGTTGACGAATCGGGTCGGCGGCGGTGGGGGCGGCGCCGGCATCTGCCGCGGCGGCGGTGCGCCGATGGTCAGCGCTTTGATCCCAGCCCGCCCGAACAGGACTTCCTGGCAGTTGCGGCAAGCGTGGGTGTGGTTTTCAACATAGGCATGCGCGCCGCGCGCGGCGTCGCCGGCCAGCATCGCCGCGACTTCCTCGGCGTGGCCGACCTGCCTGCAGACGATCTTGCACTTTTCATAGCCTTCGCCCGGTGCGCGCGGGCAGACAGGCTGCGGGCTGGCGCACCAGTTCTCGCCGACGAAGCGACTACCCTCTGGCGTGATGATGGTGCAGCGCACCTGCAGCTTGGCGCAGGGGCCCAGGGTTCCGGCGCTCATTCAGATGCTCCCGTAGAAAGCTTCGATGAACGCTTTCGCGGCGTAGACGTTGACTGCATTGCCGTAGCCCCGCAGGAGTCCCACGCGGCCGGGTACCCCATCAGCCAGCGGCTGTGTGCCGGGTTCAACAGGCCGCCACTTGCTGTCCCGGCATGCGAGCCAGTCAGCAGCTGCCCAGTAGCCGTTAACCGGGCCGGGCCCTGCACGCTGATCCCATCCGGCGGGAATGCCGTCAGCACCGCGCCATGATTCAGCGTGAGGTTCTTGGTCGCGAAGTCCGGCGCCGGTGCCCGGTTGCCGTCGCAGGCTGTCGGCGTGCCCCAGCCCGTCAGCTGCGCCGCCATGCCCACCGTCACCTGGTTGGAGCAGCGGGTGCCCGCCTTGGCCTCGTTGGCGATCGGCGTGGGCCAGCCGCACAAATTCGCTTGCCGTGGCAGCTGATCCAGCCGCTCCTTGCCATTGTCCGACCGCGGCCTGATGTCGGCGCCCGAGTCCTTCCAGTCCCGCGAGGTTGGCGTCACCCAGCCGGCCTGCCCAATAGCAGCGGTCGCGGATGTGCGGGGCACCGATGCCCGCAGACGGGAACGCGACCGCCCCGACGGCGTAGCCCAAGGCTTCCAGGTCAGCTTGTACAAGGTCGATCCAAGGGTCGACGAGACTGCTTGCAACCTGCTCTCCAAGGATTTCTGCAGGACGTCCGACGCGGGCAAGGTGGTGGAGAGCGGGCCATAGGTGCCGCTCGTCATCAAACCCTGCACCTTCGCCTGCCGAGGAGAAAGGTTGGCAAGGAGCGCTGCCCGTCCACACTCGACGGCTGTCAGGGATGCCTGCAAGTCGGAGAGCGTAGGACCAGCCGCCGATGCCGGCGAAGAAATGGCACTGGGTGAATCCGGCAAGATCTCCGGGTGTGACATCGGCAATACTCCTTTCGTCGACCACGCCCGGCGCGATCAGGTTTTCTTTAATCAGCTCGCGCAGCCAGGCAGCCGCGCCCTTGTCGAACTCGTTGTAGTACGCGGTCATTTGAGCAGCGCCTTGAAGCGGGCATCGTGGTCCGCGCGCACCGCGCGCAGCTGGTCGAACTGCGACTGGCTGATGGCGTAGAGCACGTCGGCTTCCGCCTTCGTGTCGCAAAGCGCCACGACGGTGTGGAGGGCGCAGTAACCGCCCTCGTCCTCGCCGCGCCTGTTCTTGAAGTAGACGCGCTTTCCCGACCGGCGGATCACTTCGCGCGGCGCGTCCGTGATGTGATCCCGCAGCATCGGGGTCTGCAGGATCCACTGCCCGGGCGTGATCTCGGTCAGCGGGCCGATTTCGCGCACGCCCATCACGCCTCCTGCACCAGGCGATCGAGCAGGATGCCCAGCTCGCGCGTCATCAGCGCGATGTCGGCGTCGAAGCGGTCGACGTCCTTCTCGGCGTCGCGGCCTTCCTGCATGACGTCGAGCGGCTTGATCTTGCGCAGCTGGCTGTTCTGGGTCATGACGAACGAAAGGCGGCTGGCGAAAGTCATGGCCACGGCCTCGACCACGGCGCCGGCTCCCAGCTGGCCGCTCACGTCGTCGCCCGAGAGCTGGGCACGCTCGTACTTCACCAGCTTGCCGCGCTCGCCCGGGTGGCGCAGCACCGCGGCGTCGTCGACGCTGAATTCGAACGGCGCCTCGTCCTTGACCCACTCGGTCACCACCTTGGCGCGCGGCCAGCTGACGTCGCACAGGCCCAAGTCGTTGCGGCTGTCCTGCACGTACTTCAGCAGCACTTTGATGATGTCGTCGCAGGCGCTGTTCGAGGTCGAGTCGATCACGAGGCGGTGCTGATCCTGGTCGATCCAGATCAGGGTCGTGCGGCTGGTAGTCAGGGCGCGCGGCAGCAGCTCGTCGAAGGCGCGCTCCTTGAGTTCCTTCTTGGCCTTCTTGCCGGGCGGGAAGCCCTGCTGTTCTTCCAGTTCTTTGCAACGGGCTTCGACCACGGCCGCCACGGCCGACGCCGGGATCACCTTCTTCTCGACCTTGAAGCGCAGCAGGATGTGCTTGCCCTGGCGGTAAGCGATCTCGTCGTCGCGCACCGGCACGAAGCCGGACGACATCAACTCGTGGGTACCGACAGGAACGAAACGAGCAGCTTCAAGCTGCTCGATGGGGAATTGTGCCTTCGGGCTGATGCCGTAGACGGTTGCATTTTTGATCCACATAGGGTTGGACTTTTCTGGTGGGAAAGGGATTATTAGGGTAAGCAAACTCTTCTGCTGTGTCAAAACAATTTTCTCTGGTCAACTACCTCCTGTCGTTACTTTACATCCAGCAAGAAGCGTGCCAGAATTCTTGCATTCTGGCATCTCCATATTCAACCGGCAATGCCTAAGCAGGCAACGCTCGCCGGCACAAGGGAACTCTGATGAGTCAAAAATTCGCAGACCGGTTGAAAGTCAGCGGCACCGCTGGTGCCGCTGGCGTCTTCAACATGGGCGCCGCCGCTACAGGCTGCCGGACCCTTGCCCAGGTCATTACGGAAGGCTCGAGCGATCCGCTGGAGATCAAGGTCGGCGATACTGGCGTGCGCTTTACGATCAGCGACGGCTCCGGCAACTGGCTCGAAGGCTCCTTCACGATCACGACGTCGAGTAGCATCACGCTCGAGACAATCGAATCGAGCTCGGCCGCCGGCGCCTCGCCGACCTTCAGCGGCACCCTGACGATTTACAACTGCGCTACCGCCAAGTTCTTGCGTGGTTTGTTGGGCGCCGCCGATGGCATCGGTATGCACCAGCTGACGGCCGCGCCGTCGACGCCGGACACCTATGTGATGCCGATCGCGGATCCGGCCACCGGCAACACCTACAGCGTGACCGTCGCCACCCTCAAGGCGTTGTTTGGCGCCGGTGCCGGCACTGGTGGCGCGACCGATACCACGGCGCCGACGGCGTCTTCGGCTGCTGTGGCAAACGCCACGCCGACCGTCGTCGCGATCACCATGTCCGAAGCCATGAACACGTCCTTCGTGCCTGCCGCAGCGGCCTTCACGGTAGGCGGCCATACGGTATCCAGCGTGGCGATCTCGGGCAGCACCATCAACCTGACTGTCTCGGCGGCCTTCGTCAACGGCGAAGCAGCGCGCACCGTCAGCTATACCCAGCCAGGCACGAACAATGCTCGCGACGTGGCCGGCAATCTGCTGGCCAATTTCACCGGCCTGGCGATCACGAACAACGTCGCCGCTGCGGCGAACACGCTCGATACCAAGTACGCCATGCGTAGTACGGATGGCAACGGCGGCACGGCTGCCGTCAAATACCCGGCCCCGGGCAATATCTCGACGAATGGCTTCTATGTCGGCGACGTCTCGCTGTATATCCGCGACGGTGCCGGCGTGGCCGCACTTGCGTCGGAAGTCGTCATGTGGGCATGGAGCAAGCGTAGCGGCGGCGTGCCTGTCAAGCCGGACCTGTCGACCTACACGCAGAACGGGCAGAAGCGTGCCCCGTCCCGTCTCGGGGGCTGGACCGACGCACAGAACCCCGGCAGCAACGGCTACTACGGCCTGTACGACAACAGCGCCGGCGGCACCCTGTACATCTGGGGCACGGCGGGCACGTACGACTTGTGGCTGTTCTACTCGGACGGCTCGGCTGAGCCGTACGACAACGGCACCGGCACCCCGGTCGGCCTGGTGCTCACGTAATGGCAACCTCACGCGTCCTGGTCAACTCGCAGGGCCGACTTGTCTTGGCAGGCGGAAAGCCGCTTATCCTCGGCATGCCGGGCGCCGCTCAGCCTCCCGGCACAACGCCGCCCGATACGTCGGCCGCGACGAGCCTTGCCATGGTCGATTGGTACATGCAGAACGTGTCGGGCTTTACGTCGCGCTTCAACATCCAGACGACGGCAGCGAGCAACGACACGACCGCTGACGTGCCGGTGATTTTCACCTTTGCAGGTGGCGCACCGGCAGTCGTGCAGGCACGCGTGATCGACGATAACGGCACTGCGGTTGTCGACTGGACCGATATCACCACCAGCGTGCAGGTGAGCGGCAATACCTGTCTCGGCTATCTGCCGGGCGTCTCGGCTGGCATCGGCTATCTGCGTGAAGTGCGTGTCTCGGCGAGCGTCAAGGCCACCGACACGGTGCACTTCAACATCGGCTGGAACGTGCTGCCCTGGGGCCAATCGAACAACGTCGGCACGCTGGAAGGCAACAAGAGCGGCAGTGACCCGGTGCCCGGCACCGCGCTGACTGAGCTGGGCTACTACAACACGAACGGCACGGCAGCATTCTTCGGTGAGTACGGCTTCGTGCCGGCAGGCACCAACCAGGTCAGCATCGCCAGCTACAGCCCGGTCTATGCGGGCGGGCAGGCGCTGGCGCGCTTCATCGGTACGGCGCTGCAGAGCAAGTTCGGGCGCAAGGTCGGCGTGGCCTTGAACCCTTGGGCGCGTAACGGTACGTCGCTGGGGCAGTTCGTGGATACCGGCGGCGCGTGCACCATGCTGGACAACACCGGCACGGTAGGACCCAACATTGGCCTGTCTTCGCCCAAGCAGTTTGTCACCGGCGATTACCGGATCGTGTCCTGGCACCAGGGCGAGACGGAATCCGGCTCGATCACGCGGGCGCAGAGAAAGGCCGATCTGAAGCGATTCTGCCAGGCGCACATTAACCATGTGGCCGTCTATGGGCGCAGCCCGTCGCAACTGACCTTCCTGTTCGCGCTGATGGGTGTCGGCAACCCAGTGCACATGGAAATCCTGCGCGGCGCCGTGCTCGACCTGATCGCCGATCCGACAGTGCAGGCGGCAGGCTGGGACGTGCGCATCGGCTGGAACTGCATCGACCTCGACCCCGACATCGCCAGCGATGGCTTGCACTTCAAGGGTACGTTCCAGACGCAGTCGCTGTACCGGCTGGCGCAGGCTTGCATGCATGTGGCCGACCCGGTGGGCGTGCCGAAGGGCGCCGAAGGGCCGCGCCTGACCGGCGCATTCACCCGTGCCGGCAGCGACATCACGCTGACGGTCGCGCACAGCAGTGGCACGGGACTGGTGGCGAAGTCGCCAGGTTCTGCGATCACGGGCTGGTACGCCAACACGGCGGCGGACTTCTCAGGCACGGACATCTCCTTGAGCAACATCACCATTGTGGACGCGACCCATATCCGCGTGACCGCGACCGGGGCGCCGGCCACGTTCTACATCAAGCATTGCGGGCACAGGTATTACACCGCGCTGAGCTACCACCCAGGCGTGTCGAATCTGATCTACGACAACTTCGCCTATCCGACCGGCGCCAACGCAACAGAGCAATTTACTGGCCTACCCCTGCAGCCAACCCCTGACCCGATACAGGTGACCTGATGCTTGGATTTGACGCAATCGGCATGGACGCGGTCGGCCTGCCTGGGCAGGCCGGTGCTGCTGCTGCGCCGCCAGCTGTCCCGCCGGTGACGGTCAACCCGGCGCGCATCGTGAAGTTCGGCGGCGGCACGCGGGTCGCCGTCTTCCCGGGCGGCAAGCATCTGGTCGTGTTCGCCGGCGGCGTGCGCGTGGTGACGTTCGAAGGCCGCGTGAAGAAGGTCGTGTTCCCGGGCGGGACCAAGAGAGTTCAATTCTAACAAGGACACAGCATGGCAAACGCAACCGCACCATACCTGGGCTCGAAGGGCTGGACCATCGACATCGACCCTGACGACATCAACTATGTCGTTTGGGACGTCAGTAAGGACCTGACCGACCGCGCCACCACGGCGGCGTCGGCCACCCTCATCCTGAACGGCATGACCGCGTCGCAGGGCCCCACCGTGCAGGGCAGCACGGTCATCGCCATGCTGACGGCCGTGGCCAACGCGCAAAACCCGTCAGCCACTGCGCGCGTCACCTGCGCCAATGGCGAGCGCTTTGACCGCACCATCTACTTCAACCTGGAGGATCATTGATGCCTGACGTGACCTTTCCGGCAGCCGCGCTGGTCGAAGCCCAGCGCCGCGCCCAGGCCGAAGAAGCCACCCAGCTGGAGGCCGAGCGAGCCGCCCAGCTTGCGGTACAGCCGGCGACACCGAAGCCGCCAGCGCCACCCCAAGTCTTCATCAAGGTTCGACCGTAACCGCCTTCAGGCGGTTAACCAGATCGAGCCCTTTCGCCGTCAGGCGGGGCTGATTCGGATCGTCGCTCGCCCAGTCGCGCTCGATCACGATGTCAGGGCGGATCACGCCCTGACGTCGGAAGGTTTCGAAGGCTTCATACATCGCTGGCGAATGCTTCTGCTCGTACGGGTAGATGTCAAACGGGTCCCTGTGGGAGTACATCCGCAGCAGGATTTCAATTTTCAGCGGGCTCATTTTCTCTCCTCGACAATTCGGGTTACGGTTTTCCGGCGCGCGCCGTGGGCTTCGAAAGCCACGATCGCGTGCCGGTCTGCTTTCTGGCACAGCTGGCAAGTGGCGCAGGTGATGTACTCCTTGAACTGCGCCGGGCACAGCGTCACCTTGTGCCCGGCCGGCGTCGTGCTGCCCTTCCAGCCCACCGGCACCACGACCACCAGCGGCAGGCCCAGCGGCGCCAGCCGGTCGGCATCAAGCAGCGAGTCGGCCGACAGGTTGACCGTGAAGCCGGCCTTGTTGGCGGCCCGGATCGCCTTGACGTTCTCCTTCGTGGGTGGGTAGTGGGTGTAGGTGAAGCCCTTCTTGCCGCGGTTGGCCCGGGCCAGCTGGCGCAGCGCCGGCGCATCGATCACGTCGTTCGCACCCTGCAAGTCGCCGGCCTGGTTGTGACGCCAGATCTGGCCTGCCTTGAGGCGACTGATCTCGTCGACGAAGTCGTCCCAGCCGATGGCGTTGCGGCCGTCGGTGACCTTGTTCCAGTGGTGGACCAGCGGGTGGTTTTCGGCGTAGCAGCCGTTGCCCTTGAAGGCGCAGGTGGATGGGCAGGAGGTTCGGGAGGAAGTTGAGACGGGGATGGGCCCGGTCTTGGCGTTGGCGGATATGCGGGTCAGGTGGACTTGTGTTGCCACGTTTTCTCCTGTGGGAAGCGGCGACGCAGCTCGAAATAGCCAGCGCTGCTGCAGATGAGGGCTTCGCCCGGGCCGTCCATGATCTTGGACTTCAGGAACACATAGTCGACGCCGAAGAATCGGGCCGACCAGGCGTCGAACTGCTCGAGGTATCTCGGCTGGCCGTAGCCGATGATGTTGCGCAGCTGCTGACTCAGCTGGAACTTGGGCCTGTCCCGCACCAGTGGCGAGACAACGATACGCATGCCGTAAAGGGTCTCGATCATGGGCGGTACTCCATGATGCTTTCGAACGTCGCCTTGATGTCCTCCGGATCGTCCGTCCAGCACTCGCGGTACATGCGCTCCAGCTGCTCGCGCCGGCCGACGAACTCATAGTCGTAGGGCGGGTCGATCTCACGGGTGGTGACGCCGTAATCGCGCAGGTAGCGCTCCGGCGTGTCGTCCTCCATGCAGTGGGCCGGCGCGCGCAGCACGCACAGCTCGCTGAACGGGATCAAGGTGAAGCTGACGGCCTTGCCGCTGTAGGTGGTGTTGGCGTGCAGGGAGCGGGCGTCGATCAGCGCCATGCTGAGGGCTGTGTCGGGCCGGACAGCGGTGACGTCGACGGTGAAGGTGCCATCGGTGAAGACGATGATGGCGCGGTACTTGATAGGGTCGATCACGAGGGCTCCTTGGGTAGGCGGGCGGCGAGCATGTCATCGGCGACCTCGTAAGCTCGGATCGTCAGCAGGGTGTTCGTGTAGTTGGCTTCCCAGCCGGCAGCAAGCAGGCCTTGCATGGCGCGGCCAGCGAACTCGTCGCGCAGCGCGGCTGGGTGCAGCGGCGTCCGGACCAACGCCAGAACCTCAGCCATCGTCAAATGATAATGCTCCCGCAGATGCTCGATCGCTTCTCGGATGGTGGGTGTAGTCATGGTGTGCTCCAGGGTGGGGTTTCGTTCATCTCGGCCGCGATCTGCTCGACAGCGACGGCCGCTTCCGGCGGCAGCAACAGACGCGGCAGCGCGCCGGGCGTGTACAGTCGGACCAGCGCCTCCTCGCGCATCCGGATCTTCCCCATCAGCGAGAGGTGGCCGGCCTGGTGGTTGCAGACGCGGTGCGCCAGCGCCATGTTGGCGATGTGGTCCGGGCCGCCATGCGTGATCGAGACCAGATGCTCGGGCGACTCCTCCTCGATCGCCACCGGCAGGTGGCAGAAGAAGCAGTCGTCGCCGTCGCGGTCGCGCAGCGCCTGGCAGACCACGCTGGACTTGCGTCGACGCTGCTCCTTGGGCACGGCGCGCCATGACTTGTTGCCGACATGCGCAAGGTAGGCCTCGGCAGCCGGCCCCATCCAGGTCAGCTCGGCGCGCTTGTTGGTATAGACGATGCCGGTGCCCTTCTCGGTCTTGAACCGCAGCAGCTCCCACTCGTTGGTGGGCGAGAGCACCTCGGCGCCGCGCTCGGCGAGCCAGAGCTCGAATTTCTCGCGCCGCGCCTCGAACTGGGCTCGGTTGAGGGTTGGGGTAGGCATTATTCCTCCTTTTTAAGTTTTGCCTGAGCCCGCTGCAGGGCGGCAAGCCGGTGCCCAAGGTCATAGCGGGTGGAGCGGAGCCGATCGAGTTCCAGCTGGGTTTCTTCCTGCTGCCGGGCGATCTCCTGCCAGGCAGACTCGAAGCGGAGGCGCTCAAGCATGGCTTGCTGGCGCAGATCCTCCAGCCGGGCGCTGTGCTGCGCGATGTGCTCACGCAGATTCTCCATCTCAGCCTGGGCCGCGACGACGTCCTGCAGGCGGCTCACGGCGGTTTCGGGCAGCGCCGGCCGCGCCGGCGGCGCGCCGGCCGTGTCGATCTGCAGGAACACCGGCACCTCGATCGGCGTTTTCACTTCTTCCTCTTCGCAGGGTTGGCGTCATAGCCCGGCTTGCGCATCTGGATGTTGGTCTCGCGCGCGACCTTGATGATGTCGCGGTGCGGCAGGGCTTCCAGCACATCGCCGTAGGCGTCGATCAGGGTCTCGATGATCGCGACCTCGGTGCCGACCAGGCGCACCGGAACGCTGTTGTCCAGGGCGTGCTCGGCCACCTGGATCAGCACGCTCTGGGCGGCTGCCAGGATGCCGTGCGGATCCTCGACCATCTTGAAGCGCAGCATGGTCTCGAACATGTTGCCGACCACGGCGATGACCTTCCACTCGCGGCGCGTCGGCGCCAAGCCGTACGCCAGCTCGTGGAAGTGCTTGCGGATGTCGGCCATACGCGCCCGGCGCGTGGCTTCGGGCATCGGCTCCGTGGGGGAGGCCCGCAGCTCGTCAAGCAGTGTGTAGTGCATGCCCATGTCGTTCGGGTGCGGGGTGTTGCGGCGGCGGGTGCTCATGCGGGCCTCACTTCCGCGCGGCGGGCGCGGGCATCGGTCATACGGTAAATGGTGCCGCTCTCGCTGCGGATCTGCCAGGCGCGAGTCCAGCGGCTGACCACCCTGTACGGCTTGCCGCCGTAGACCAGCGTGTCGCCGATCTTGATCTTCGGCCGGGCCTTACGCGCAGCATGGTACTCGCGGCAGCGTCGGCGCCAGTCGATGGCGTGCTCGTAGGTGGTCTCGGTCAGGAGGTCGAGAATGCGCTCCGGGCAGCGGGCCTCGCAAGGTCCACAGCTCTCGTCCATGTCCTTGTAGCCGAAGCTGTACTCGTCCTTCGGCGCGAAGCCGAGCAGCAGGATTGCGGCCCAGACGCGGCGCTCGCCGGTCTCCTTGTGGACCTGCTCGACCGCAGCATACAGGGTGCGCAGCTCGACGATCGAGGTGTCGAGCACCTTGTATTCGTAAGGGGAATCAGACCAGCGGAACACGCCGGCGTGGTTGAGGATGAAGTCGGTAACCTTCAGCCCTTTCGGTTTGTGCATCCAGAGCCAGCCCATTATCTGCTCCCGTTCTCGATCGCCAGCAGCTGCTGGGCCTTGCCTTCGAGCGCCGTTGCTTCGGCCGTGGCCTTGGCGCGGATATTGGCGGCCTGGGCGCGCAGCGCCACGACCGCATTGCCGATGATCTGGTCGGGCGGCAGCAGCGAGATGTCGATCTCGACAGTGCCGACGTTGACGTAACCCATGCTGGTCATGTCGACTCTGGAAAAGGTCAAATGGCCGACCAGCCTCTCAGCGTCGGTCAGGTCCTGGGGCTTGATGTATGCCAGGCTGTGGTTGGACAGGGAGATGTTCAGGGTCAGGGTGGTCATACTTCCTCCGATTTGATGGTGAGTTCGTCTTCGTCCAGTTCGAAATAATCGAGCGAGAGCAGCTGGATGCCGTACGAGCCGTCCAGCGGCGGCCAGCCCTCCTCCTCGCCGCGGCGCAGCCGGCCTTCCGGATCGAGGTCGGTGATCGTCATGCGGAAGGCATGCAGCGCAAGCATCGTCAGCACGGCCTTGCAGATGTTGCCGCGTGCGGCTCGCAGCCGCTCCTGGGCGCCGCTCCAGAAGTTGTTGATCTCGTGAAGCTTCTCGTCGGTCAGGATGCTGTGGTCGATCGTGACGACCATGTCGAAGGACCAGTCGTAGGTGAGGGTGTAGCGCTTTTTCATGCTTTCTCCTTGCCAGCCACCTGGAACTGCTCGAACGACACGCGGTCCTTGTAGCTGTTGATGTGGAAGTCGTTGCTGTAGTTGCGCAGCATGCTGGCCGCCAGCGACTCGGACTTGCAGATCGTGCGGTGGCAGATCTCGCCCTGCGTCCACAGCGCCACCTGCTCCGTTGTGGCGTGGTGATCCATCCAGTGCGCGAAGATCGCCTCGAACAGGCGCCAGCTGGTGCAGGCCGGGTGCGGCGCGTGGCGGGTGTTCGGGTACCGAGGATTCTCCTTCATCCAGCCGTTTTCCAGTCGGATGTACTGCGGCTCCTGCCTTCTGTCGCCCAGGACTTCCCGCAGATATTCCGCAAGGTTGCGCTCGGCGTGCACGGCCGCCGGCTGGCCGTTCCAGTCCTCGGCCCGGATGAAGCACTCGGCGTGATAGCCGGTCGCGTCGATCGCAGCGTCGGTCACGATGTGGGTGTGGCACAGGTTGACAACATGGTGGTCCGGGTAGCGCGGCGCGGCGATCTCGAAGGGCGCGCCGTCGTAGCCGGTGACCTTCTTCAGGAGGTCGTAGTAGGGCTGCAGGAACTCGAAGCCGACGTCGGCGAAGAGGTGGAGCCACGGGCGGTCACCACCCATGACGATGTGCGTCATGGTGCCCTCGATCAGGGCGTCGGTGTGCTTCGTAATATCCATGCGGAAGTGCTCGCAGATCTCGGCCACTTCCTTGGCGGTGGTGGCGCGGATCAGCAGATCGGGGGAGCGGAGTTCGAATTCCATGGCTCAGCCCTCCTTCTTCACGCCGTAGCCCAGCAGCACGACCTCGCGGCGCACTTCGACCGGCACCCAGGTGACCTTGCGCTCGGCGAGCGCTGCCACTTCCTTGCGGTCGCCGCGCGGCCCGGGGTTGTTGCGCACCGTGGCGTGCTCGATATCCGCCACCGGCGTGATGGTGATGTGCTGACCGGTGTGGGTCTGGGTGCTGCTGATGTAGAGGAACTGGCCGTCCGGCTGGACGGCGACAAAGCCTTGGGTAGTTTTCATTGGATGCTTTCAGGGTTGGTGGTTGGGAGGGAGGGATGGTTAAGCTGCGATGCCAGTGATTTCTTCGAGGGTGCGCTTCTTGCCGTTCTTCGGCATCATCATGACCTGACCCGTCGAGCGCTCGAGGGCCGAGTAGTTGCGATAGACGTCCGGGTCGTTGACCAGCTCCGGATGGTCGCGCACCAGCTCTGCGGCGCGGCGCAGATCCTCGTCCTGCGAGTAGATGCAGAAGACGCAGGAGAAGCGCCGCATGCCCATGCGGTAGACGACGTGCGGCTGCTGGCCAGCGGCGTCGATGGCGTCGAACACCTGCTGCTCGGACCAAGCATGGATCGGCAGCCATTCGTACCATTCGCGGCCGGCACGGCTGTTGGTCGTGTCAAAGCGGAACGGCGCCATCTTCTTGCGGGTGACCGACTCTTCCGCACGGAGCCCCATGCAGTTGACGATCAGATGCCAGGCCGGGTGGCCGGCCGCTTTCCGCTCGTAGGTCAGGTGGCGGATCAGCTTCGTGATCGGGCCGCGCTTCAGGTCCGAGGTGCACTGGCGCTGCGCTGGGCTGGGGAACATACCGCGTTCCTCGACCATCTGCAAGAGGTCACGTCGCGCCTTGACCACATGCAGCGGCTCACCGGTGGTGGTCGCCTGGATGTGCTCGACGGCGCCGGCCCACTCCACGCGGCCCAGATCAGCGTGCACGATCACCAGCTGCTTGTGAGGCACCAGCGCTGCCAGCAGCAGGTAAGCCGCTTGTGAGTCTTTACCGCCGGAGTGGTTGACGACAAAGAGAGCGCCGCGGGCGACGAGGTCTTTGATTTGTTCGATCATTCGTGATCTCCTTCGTCAGGGTTGACGGCATCCCGGTAATCGGCTTGCGTCATGCCGTGAATGTTGTAGAACTCGGCGTCGTACTCGCGGCCGGTCAGCCCGTCGAGCTCCGGGTCGCGATAGGTGGGCGCCGCGCGCGGCGGGTATTGGTAGCCGCGGTTCGGCGGGCAGCTGGGTGCATGCTTGGTCACCCAGCGACCGCCGACCATGTTGGTCTCGCCAGCGCCGACCGCCACCGGCTGGCGACAGGCGGCGCAGATGGATTCGAATTTGTTGATCATGGTCGATAGTCCGAAACTTGATAGCTGTACAGCCCGCAGATGTCCAGCTTCTCGCTGTCGTCGCGGGCCACCTGCGTGACCAGGGTGGCCACGATGTCCTTGAGGATGTCCAGCTGCTGCTGAACCGAGCCGTCCGTCTGCTCGCGGATCGCAAGGTCTATCAGCTGCCGGGTCGAGCCGATCTGCGTCATGCCCTCGTTCGAGTGCTTGACGCCTTCAACCCAGAATTCATGCGTCATGGCTGCCGCTCCGACTTCTCGGCCGCCAGCCGCAGCGCCTCCAGTTCGTTCTGGCGCTCACGGGAGGCGCGCGCGGCGCCCACCATCTTCACGTTGCCCATGTGGAGCGGAATCTGCGGGATGCATTCGATCGTGATGACGAGGCCCCAGCTGGCAGCGCCGTCGATCAGGCCTTGCAACTCCTTGCGGGCCGCGACCAGGCTCTGCTCGGTCACCTGCAACTGGCGCTCGTACATCTTGCGCTCGTGCGTCTTGGTGGTGTCGGCGTGCGCCGCAAGGAGGTCGTCGATCGGTCGTTTAGATGTCATGGCTGGTCTCCCAGTTGCTGCTGCTGCCGAGGATCTCGCCGCCGGGGAGCGTGCCCGGGTCGAGCAGGATGACGAGGCACTTGCCGATATCGACGTTGCCGTCGGCGTCGCGCAGCTCGTCCTTGGAATCGACGCCGTCTTCATGCACGGCGGCGGCCGCCAACAGACGCTCCGGATCGTGGATCTTCACGTTCAGCGTGAAGTCGTAGTAGTGGCGCTGCGCCGGCGGGGCGAAGTCGGCGGCGGTGGCGGTCGGCAGATACTTGATGCTGTTCCAGCACCACCAGCCGGCGCCGATGTCCCAGGCCTTCTCGCCGTTGGGCATGATGGTCGGAGCGTAGCGCGTGGCCTGATTCTCCGTATCCTCGTCCATGTCGATGACGATCACGTTATCGCCTTCCCAGTGCATCGGCATCAGCGCGCCGTCTTCGGTCGCCTGGCGGATCAGCTCGTCGACGGCGGCGCGCTCGAAGAAGGGCTTCGACCAGCCGTTCCACAGGTCGCCGTTGCCCCAGCAGGCAAGCCGCTCGTCGTCTTTCATCCAGTCGGCGTCGACGAGCCCCTGGCGGTAGGTCGGCGGCTCCGTCATCTCGCGGAAGGTCTCGAAGAATTTGTCGCGCAGCATGCGGTGCGAGAAGCCGCCGCCGGCGGTATTGAATTCGACACTGCCGGTGCCTAGGCGCGAGATCGCCACGCGGCGGCCATCTTTGTCAACCCAGACCTTCTTCGTGGCGTCGTTCAGGTAGTAGGTGGTGGCGTGGTCCCAGGCTGCGTTCCAGAGGCCGCGATCGGCCTCGCCTTGGGCAGTATCGTTCATCACCATCGGGCGCTCCATCACGTCCTCGAAAGCGCTGGCCATTACCATGTTGGCGTCGCAGAAGTCGTGACTGTGGCAGGTGCCGGGGTCCATCTCGGCGGTGTTGCGGCGCAGGACCTCGGCGAATTGCTCTTCGGTCAGGACGTTCTCCAGCTGCTGCGCGAACATCTGGGCGATATTTACGACGGTTTGGGTCATGGGTGGCTCCCTTTAATTTCGTCAAGTTCGGACTGCAGATCTTCGATCTCGCATTCGGCATGGGCCGTCAGTTCAGGGTCGTCCTCGCGGTCGATGTAGGCCTGCAGCTTCCCGATTGTCTGCTCGATCACGCTGCCGGTTTGCGGCTTGAAGGTGGCGTCAGGGTATTCCTCCTGCACTTTCAGGCAGGCCATCTCGTCATCGTCGGCACGCACGAAGAAGAAAGCCAGCTCCTCGCCGTCGAGCTCGGCGCGGGCGGCCCACAGGTTGTCGGGCAGCCCGAAATACGCCCCGCCAGCGTCATACCCTCCGTCGATCAGCGGCACGCGCTCGAGCTCGAACTCGAGATCGTCCATGCCGTGGGCGTGATGCTCGCGGCGGCCCATCGGCGCGCCGCGGCTGCAGTTCATTTCGGGCAGGCGGATGGGCATGCTATCTCCTCTTGTAGACGTGAAGGTCGACCAGATAGGTCAGGGTGGCAAGGTGGTCGAGGATCTCCTGTGCCGACTTGAAGTTGCCGGGCGCGGCATAGACGGCGTCGACCGTCTGGACGACGAACGTACCGACCTGCACGCCCAGCTGCCCGGAGAGGCCGGCGCCGCGCAGGCTGTCCAGCCGCTTCTCGACCTCTTTCGTGATAGCAGCCATGTCAGGCCTCGCCATCGTCGCGGAACTCCAGTTCGTCCATCCGGTATTCGTTGCCGTCCTCGTCAAGGTACAGCAACTGGCCAGTGGTCGAGCACGTCTGCGTTTTCTGGCTGTCCCAGAACACCTTGGTGCTGCCTTCCCAGATCGGCTCGTTCTTCTCGTCGAAGCCGGAGATATTGGCCCGGGCCGTAAGCCTTTCGAGGGTGCCAATGATCTGGGTATCGGTACCCTTCACGTATGCTTGCTTCATTTGTCACTCTCCTTTTCTTGTTCAAGCAGGTGCGCCACGGCGCGGCCGCGCTGGTAGATGGTGTCGAAGTCGACGCCGTTCTCGTAGCTGCGCGGCCCAGCATTGTCAAAGCCGCGCTGCCAGTTCGCCCGGCTCATCGGCAGGCTGAAGACGTTGAGGTCGTTGCCGTACTGGCGGTGGCGCCGGATGTCGTCCTTCGCAAGCTCCTCGGCCTCGGCGCGGATGCCTTCGGGTGTAGTGGGGCGGCCCATGTCATTCTCCTTTCAGTTTGTCAAGGCTGCGTTGCAGGATGCTGCCCAGGTGCCCGGGGTGGAGCTCCTCGGCGCCGGCCAGCAGGGCTTCGGCCTTCTCTGCCACGTCCACCAGCGTCGGCAGCCGGTTCAGCAGCGGCATGTAGCGGGCGATGACGTCGACCGTGTCGGCGCCGCTGACCGGCTCGTCGGCGTTGAAGCCGAGGCCTTCGAGTGCAGCGACCAGCAGCCGGGCCTGGGCGCCGATCTGGGTGGTAGGCGCCGCCACCGGCAGCACGCTGAAGTCGAAGTCGCGGATGAGGGCGGCGTCCTTGCAGTCGTCGGCATCCATGCAGCTGTCGTCCGCGTCTTCGTGCGCCAAGGTCTGGCCAAGGGACAGCGCCTTGTTCACCAGTTCGGCCACACGCTCGTTGCGCAGCATGGCGTCGGTGGTGACGATCAGTTCGAGTGCGTGTTTCATCGCACCACCTTCCATTCCTGCGCCTCGACGTCCCAGGTCACGCGCTGCATGCTGTGGAAATGGTGGCCAGGCACGATGAACTGGCCAACCTTGTAGAAGCCGGTGGCCTCGAACGCCATGATGTCTTCGTCCTTGCCGCGCACCAGCAGCGTCTGGATGCTGTCGGGGCCGTTGTCTTTATCCTGGATAATCTGCATGTGCTACTCCTTGTAGAGGGAAAGGCCGGGCCAGGTGTCGGCGTCGACGTCGAGCATGATCCAGCCGGTATTGGTGTGCGGCTGCAGCGCGCGGAAAACGTGCTGCAGGTCGACGGGCAGGCCGTAGAATTCGTCGCGCTGCTCGGCGTCGGCGCAGGCCTCGCAGGCCGGGATCCGGAGGAAGAAGCCGTCCTCGTACTGGGCGATCCAGAAAGGCGGCTCGGCCTCGTCACGCTTGACGCGCAGCCAGTGCAGGGTGCGCTGTGACAGGTGGCGCAGCGCGATGGCCGGCATGGCGATCTGACGGATCATAGCGGCTCCCCATCCACAGGCTCGCCGTCAATCTCGTAGAGGTCGACGTCGCCTTCGACGCTGACCTCGCACAGGATCGGCTCGCCGCCCGGCCAGCAGCCGAGGTTGGCGCTGGCACCGTCGACCTGTTCGCGAAGCAGATCGGCTGCAGCTTCCTTGGTGTCGGCCTTGACGCGGATGGCGCAGACGAGGGTGGTGTCAAATGCGAATTCAGGCATAGCTGTTCCTAGTTGTTGAACCAGGCCACATGCGTGGCCCAGTCGGGTTTCGGGGTGGACCAGACGCTGTGGTCCATGCTGCGGCCTTCAGCAGTGGCCCAGTAGCCGTCGCCGTCGGAGCGGATGAAGCCGCTAGTCCTGCGGCACTGCTCGAACTCGTCAACCGTAAGCAGATCACCGCAGCTTCTATCGTGAGGCGTGAGCACGGGCACGGTCGGCGCCCAGTCGCCCCAGCTTTGCTCGCTGGCACGCCACTCGCACAGCTTGTCGAAGCGATCAGGCAGCGGCATCTCCTGCCATGTTGCGTGGGGATGCTCCAGGCCGCTGAAGACGATGCCGGCGCAGTCGCCAGTGGTGATGCCGACCTGGTCCATCACGCTGCGCAGCGCCTCGTCGAGGTCGTTGATGTTGGCTGCGACGTTGAGCATCTCGTCGGTGATGGCGTCGCCGGCGCGGCGCGTCGCCGGCTCGTCTTCGATCTCGGATATAGCGATCAAGCTCTCGTTTTCAGCGTCGATGTCGATCTGGGAGGGCAGGTTGAGACGCTCGCACAGGGCGTCGATCTGATCGTCGTCGAGCGGCGTGACGGCGCCGCAGTTGGTGGCGATGTCGATCAGGTTGCTCGGCACGGTACCGAGCCGCTGCAACTCGATCTGGTAGCCGCGCAGCGCGGCCAGCACGGTGGCGTGCTCGGCGGGGTTGAGGGCGTAGAGGGTGGTCATGGGTTCTCCTCGTCAATCTGGGCCTCGACCCAGTCCCAGTAGCCGCGGATCGTGATCCGCTGCGCGACGGCTTGGCGCCAGTCCCAGGCCGAATAGCGTGGGTGCTCGCCATCGCGCTCATCGTTGCTGGGCGTCGTGTACTTTTGGCGCAGTTCGTCAGCCGTCAGCAGCCGGTCGTCACGCGCAAGTTCGGGCGGGTAGTGGCTCATGCTTGTGTCTCCACTTCGTAATGCGTCCGGGCCCGCTCGAGCATGGCGTTGAAGTCCTGCTCGTTGCGGTCGGCCCAGTGCATCAGGTTGCAAAGCAGGTCGCCGAGGGCGTCTTCGCGGTCGGTGTTGGTCGCCATCTCGAAGTTGGCGATCGCGATCTCGGCCCATTCGGCGCGGGCGTCGTTCTGTCCTTCGGGGTCGGGTGGCAGGTTCATTTCATCTCCTTGGGTTGGTAATAGGCGACCTCGCCGGTCCAGGCGAAAGGCCAGGTGTCCAGCTTCACGCCGGCGCGGCCGGTGAGCAGCATGCGCGGCGGCCAGCCGGGCCACTCAGTGTTGGCCATCTCGTGGTTGACGACGGTGCCGTCGCCGTGCGGCGTGGTGACGCGGGCGCCGATGACGGGAAGGGTCACGGCCGGACCCTCCCGTCCGACAGCTTGAGCATCTCGACGTACTCGTGCAGCCGCTTCTTCGCCACGCGCAGAGCTTCTTTGATAGCCGGCACGTCCTCCGGGTAAGTGGCGCCCTTGTTGGCGTCGGCGATCGAGGCGTTGACGAACTTTGTGATGCGCTTCTTCAGTTCGCGGGCTTCGCTGGTGGTGATGGTCATGTGGTCTCCCTGTGGCGGTTGTAGCGGCGCTCCTGCTCCCGGTGGGTCAGGATCTGGTACATCTCGCTGCGCCGGCGGTGGTAGGGCAGGGCCTTGTACTCGCGCTTGAGGCGCTTGCGGATCCAGACCAGCGTCTCGCCGGTACCGTCGGCGAGCAGTATGTGCAGGGCGGCGCGCCGGATGCGCCGGGCGGCGCGGCCGTTCACGATGCCGCTCCCGACATATCGATCACCACACGCAGACCATCCAGGATGACGTAGTAGACGTCGGCCTTGCGGGTGGTGTAGACGCGGCGCCAGCGGTGGTCGTCCAGCACCTGCACCTCGCGGGCGGTGGGCACCTTGTCCGCCCTGGTCTGGCCGTTCTTCGAAAAGCGCTCGCGCTGGTTGGTGACGGCGAGCTTGCGGTGCTGGGTTGGGTCGCTGGCGAGCATCTCGTAGTTGCTGGCGCCGACGGCGCGCACCCCGCGGATCGCGCGATCCGGGCAGCCTTCGGCGGCCATGACGGCGCGGCGCGCGGCCCCTTCGTCGGTGGCCATGGTCTCGATGGTGACCCAGCCGCGGTCGTGCTTAATTCGCAGGCGAAAACGGAACATGCTCTTCCTCCTCGTCGTCGCCGGACGAAGTCCAGCCGGTGTTGGTGGTGGCCCGGGCGCCGTACTGCTCGCAGACCGGCTCGAGGACTTGATCCTGCAGCTCCTCGACGGCGAACTTCAGGATGCTGTTCATGCTGTCCGGCGGCGGGCCGTCGTCGCCGAAGTCGATCACGATCTTGATTTCAAGTTGCATGTCAGATCCCCCGGTTCCAGTAGCCCAGCTTGCTCATCGCCAGCACCGCGGCCTCGGCCTGCACGATGGCGTCGTTCAGGGCGTTGTGGTGCACGCCCTGGCTGCGATCGGGCGAGATGCCGGCCAGGTCGTACAGGGTGCGGGTGCAGCGCACGTTGTAGAAGGTCCACGGCGCGTCGATGCCGGTCGCGCGGTAGGCGGCGTCCAGCAACGGCACGTCGAAGGTGGCGCCGTGGCACCAGACCTTCTCGCCTTTCTGGTAGGTGAACCAGTCGCGCAAGGAGTTCAGCACGCTGTTCAGGTGCCGGCCCTCCATACCGAACGCAGCAGCGCGCGCCTCGTCGCTCTGGCCCATCCACCAGGCCACGGTGTCCAGATCGATGGTGAGGCCGGCGGCGGCGCAGCTCTTCGGGTCGATGGCCCAGTGCCGGCCTTCTTCAATCTGCACGCCGCGCTCGTCGAACGGCACGGCGCCGACGGAGAGAATGGCGGATCCGGGCGTGGTGCCCAGTGTTTCGATGTCAATCATGATGTGCATATGTGTTCCTTATTTGATGCGGACGAAGGCGATCGCCTCTTCCAGCGTGAGGTTGGTGAGGATCTCCTCGGCACGACCGTCGACGAGGTCTTGGCCGCCGCCGAAGGCGGCGCGCCACAGGTCGTCCGCAAGGATTTTCAGGTAGGCGTCATCGGCCAGCATGTCCGGTGCCAGCACGGCGCTGGCGCAGACGTCGTGGTCGACCATGTGCTCGCCGACGGCCATGAGGAAGGCGCCGGCTTCGGCGTGGGTGAGGTTGGCGGGGATGGTCATGCCAGATTCTCCGCGAGGGCGCCGATCAGCTGCAGCGCGTTCATGTGGTAGGTGGAGCCGGCGTGAGCCTGCAGCGCGGCGTGAATGATGGCGTCGGCATCGCTGGCGAACTTGGGGTCGTCATAAGGCACATCCGGATGGTCGCTCGGGCAGTCGATGCGCTGCAGCTGCAGGCGGCCGTCAACGTCAAACAGGTCCCAGCCCTCGGCCCAGGCTTGTGCATTGTCGAAATGAATCATTCTTCCTCCGAAAGGTTGCGGCGCGCGAGCTCGGCGCGCGCCAGGTTGGCATAGGCTCGGCGGCCGGCGGCGCGCTCTTTCTCGAGCACACCGTACACCTGCCGGTCGGTGCACTGACGCAGGTAGCCTTCGAATTCGTGGCGATCTTGGTTGGTCATGCCCAGCCCTCGTCGAACACATGAAAGACCATGCCGCCGGCCGTCTGCACGGTGCCGATAAAGGCGCCCTCGTAGTTCTGGTTCGGCCAGCCGGTGCCGATCACGCGGAGCCGGCGCGGCGCCGGCGGGCTCTCCGGATTGACCAGTGCCCAGACATAGAGCTCGCCAGCCTGCCCGCCGGTGGAGAGGATTTGCGCGTCGGCCGGCATGAGCGTCTCGCCGGACTGGATCAGATACTTGTAGATGGTTTTCATGGCGCGTAAATCTCCGTGTTGGTGAGATCGATCTTCGGCAGCGCCTCCAGCGGCACGAAGGCGACCCAAGGGTTGGCAATCATGTTGCTGTCGCTGGCAAGGATCAGCGCGTGGCCATACGGCGCCCACGGGATGATCTTGAAGCTGCCGATGTAGTCGTTGCTGGCGCCGCCGATGCGCGGCGTGCAGCGGCTCTCGACCCGCCGGCGAACGTCTGGCAGCGGCCGCACGTACAAACCATGCTTGAGGCAGCTGCTCAGGTTGTCGTCGCCCCAAATCTTGATGCCCGGCGCCTCGGAGCTGACGAAGAAGTAGCCGGGCGGGGCGATAGGGAGGGTGCCGCGGTCGCTGCGCTCGTAGCGGCAGTATTTGAAGTCGGCGAACAGGCTGGCCAGGTCGGGCATGACGCCGAACAGGGTCTTCGCGACGCTTTCGTCAGGTAGCGGCTTCATCGCGCAGCCTCCTGTGTCTGCTCGATGTCCTCGACCTGCGCGCGGACGTCGTCTTCCAGCTCCTCGCGCGCCAACAGCACGCGGATCCGGGCGATGACGTCGGCAGGCTTCGGGTCGTAGGTTTCCTCGCCCTTCTCGTTGACGGTGTAGGCGCTGCTGCTGAACAGGCGCCAGACGTCGTCGAAGTGCAGGCCGAAGAAAATCTCGAGGGCGTCCCAGTTGTTCGGGTTGTCGGCGCCGGGCGCGGTGTCCAGCAGGAGGACCGGGACGCGGCCGGAGCCGGTACCGCGCAGCTCGAAACCCTGCTGGTTAAAGACCGGGTCCTGGGCTGCATGGCCGGCGGCGCAGGCCGCGGTGCCACAGGTCCAGTTGTCCATCTTGAGCCGCCCGGGCGGCACGCGCTCGAGGATGGTGATGAGGTGTTTCAGGCGTTCACGGTTCATGACTTCTCCTGGTAGTAGGTCTGGCAGAGGACGGCGTCGTTGAGGGCGTTGATCAGCTGGCGGCGCCACTCGTTGTCGTTTTCCATCGGCTCCTGGTCGTAGATGAAGGTGTGGATCGGCGTGGCCTCACCGCGCTTGACTGCAGCAGAAGCCTCTTCGTAGGGAGGCAAGTTGGTCATTCCTCTTCCTCCTCGAAGCTGATCTCGACGCGCAGCAGGTTGCCGGCGCTGTCCTCCACCCGGTAGACCGGAAAGCGGCCGTCGCCCCAGGCGGTGCGGGAAGCGACCGCCGTCTCGGCGCCGCGGCCAGCGAGCTCGCCGCCCTTGCTGCCGTCAATGGTGCGGAAGCAGGCGCTGTTGTAATCCAGGCCGTAGCGCGGCAGGGTGGTCGGGATGCGCTGGTAGGTGCCGGCGTCGAGCAGCTGGTTCATGCATTTGCCGCCTTCGCTCTCGATCGGCGACTGGAAGTGGTCGAAGTCGACGCCATACTGCAGGACCTTACCGTCGGCGTTCTTGAAGCGGCGGATGTCCTGGAATTCGGTGTCCTGCCAGTGGGCGAGATAGCGGGGGTCGACGATGACGAACTGGCCGGAGTCGATGGTGATGTGGCCGATGAGCTTGCGGATGGGGTGGGTCACAGGAGGTCTCCCAGGGTTTGCTGTTTGATGGTGGTGGAAACGATGCCGTACATTTCGGTACGGTGCTGGCAGTTGCCGTACTTGCGCAGACAGGTGATCATGCCGCGCGGGGCCGTGTCGCCAGCGAAGTTGAGGGCGCACTGGATGGCGTCGGCCTTGGTCAGCGCGATGCTTTGGCTTTCGGACAGGCAGCCGGGCAGATGCCACTCGGCGATCCAGATCTTGCGGCGCAGGGCGCTAGCCAGCACGTCGGCGGCGCGAACGCCGTAACCGTCGGCCAGGCGCTCGATGGCTTCGTCGAAGGTGAGCTTCACAGCAGCCTCCCTTCGATGATGCGACTGGCCACCAGCACGACGCAGCCGGGCTTGTGCTCCACGGGCAGCATGTCGAGGTCGACGATGCAGTAGCGGCAGCGGGCGTCGCCGTGCGGGTTGATCCAGCGATGCCAGCGGTGCACCGTCTGGGCAAGCTGCAGCACTTCTTCGGGGGTGGCGCTCATGCTTCCTCCTCGATCCAGCGCAGGCCGAGGAAGTGCGGCGACCATGCCTTGTGCAGGCGCATGTCGCCGACGTCGTCGGGGTTGGACCAGACGTGCACGTAATTCGTTTCCGGGTCCCAGCCGGCAACGGTGTAGAAGCGTGCCGGATAAGCGCCGCGCTCGCGCACGACGTCGCCCGGGCGGACCTTGAAGCCGGAGTCTTCGCGGACGAGGATCATTTCTGGGCCTCGACGTCGCGTAGTTGCTTGATCAGCGCGAGGAGGGTGTTCGGGTTGGCAGCTTCGACGAAGGCAAGCTCCGGGCTGTCTTCGCCGACACAGGTCTCCAGCACGTAGCGCATGCCGCCGTAGCTGGGCGCGGCGATGACGACGCCGGTGGATTCCCAGTCGCCGCGGAAGGTGCCGCCGCCGGCGGCGATGGCTTTCGCTTCGAGATCGTCAAGGTTGGTGGTCATTCGTCGAGGCTCCAGCTGAGGCCGAGGATTTCAGCCGGCCACGGCGTCAGGTGGCGCACGTCGGTGGCGCGGCTCATTTCGTTTCTCCTCGTGCAAGTAATTTTTCGATGCGGGCGATGACGTCCGCGGTGGTGGGATTGCGGCCGTAGCTGCCCGACGAGAACAGATTCAGGCTCTCCTGCAGGGTGATGTCGAAGAACTGGGAGGCGACGTCGAAGCCGGTGAGCCAGTCTTCGGTACCGGCCAGTCGCGGCTGGAAAGCTGCGGCGTTGCCACCGTACTGCGACTGCTCATAGACCAGCGTCAGGCCCTGCTCGATAAAGACTGGGTCGAGGCAGGCCCATCCAATGGCGCAGGCCACCGTGCCGCAGTCGCGGTTCTCGCGCCAGGTGCTGAGGGTGAATTGCTCGGCCGGCACGCCCTGCAGGACGGTGATCAGGTGCTGCAAACGCTCGCGGCTCATTTCGTGGCTCCTGTGGCAAGGGTGATGGCGCGGTTGTAGGTGGCGACGACTTCCTTCGGCGTGCGGCCGAGGAATTCAGCGACGGCTTCGAGCGTGAGGTGGCCGGTGAGCTCCATGGTCGGCGACCAGCTGGCGCGCAGCAGGCGCGCCATGTCGAGGGTGAGATCGGAGCCCTCAGCCTGGGTGATGAGGGCTTCGATTTCTTCAGGCGACTCGGTGACGGTCAGGGATCCGCTCACCAGGTGGACGCTCGTCAGCTGCACGCGGCTGCCGGTGTCTGTCTGGTAGGGCGGCGGCAGGGTGATGCTTTCGATGTTGGTGGTGCGGATACGCACCGGGCGTTGGCGGGCATAGGTGGCGGCGTTGTTCAGGGTGATGAAGGACATTTAATTCTCCTTGATGTTGGCGATGAGGCGATCGAGCCATGCGAGGCGGGCAAGGTGCAGGATGCCGTCCTCGTTCATGTAGCCGTCGAAGTATTGAGGTGGCAGATCGCGGGTGGGCGTGCCCGGGCAAACTTCCTTGACCAGCCAGGTCGAGAGCAGGAAGAACGGGGCGATGCCCTCCTCGATGACGGCCCTGATGTCGCGCGCGAGGACGCCTTCCGCGCGCCCTTCGATGGCGTTGTGGATGGCGAAGCAGATGTAATGCTGCTTGCCGCTGTCGATGAGGGCGCGCGCGGCCTCCAGGATGGGCAGATGCTTGTGGGTGAGGGTCATTCTTCCCCCATCTCAAGGGTCTTCACCATGTCGATGACGACCGCGTCGAGAGTGCGCTGGGCACTGGCCAGGCGTTCCATGGCGTCGAGCACCTGCGGGAAACGCTCGCGGATCTGCGGCTTGAGCTCAGCCCAGCACACGCTGCGCGTCATGTCGCCCTTTTCGGCGTGGAAGTGGCTCAGGCCGCGGGCTTCGGCGGCGTTCAGTTTTGTGGTCATGCGTTACCTCGTAATGATGGCGCCGGTGGCGTCGTTGGTTTGGCGAACGGTGAAGTCGACTTTCAGCTGGCGGATGGTGCGGCGACGCTGGCGGGCGTTGCCGGACAGGCTGAAGGTGACGATGTGCTTGTCGCCGTCCCAGACCTCGACGCGGCCGGCGTAGGGCCCGGCCGGGCTGTCGTAGCGCTGGATGATCTTGGGGCGGTGGTGGGTCACCCAGCCGCCGTTCAGCACTTTCAGTTCGAGGCCGTCGAAGTCGACATCGATCAGCATCCGGGCGGCGGCCGCCTGCACAGCGCTGTTGGTGACGGTCTGGCGGGCGGGCGCGGACTGGCGCCGGCCGGTGCCCAGGGGTTTGACGCGGCCCAGCTGCTGCTCTTTGCTCGAGCCGTTGCAGATGCAGCGGTCGGGCAGATACTGGTTGCAGACCGGGCAGCGCGGTGGTGTGTTTCTCATGCTCCCTCCATGTAGGCTTTGATGGCCTCGTCGAGCATGTCGCCCGAGTAGGTCTGGATGCCGTTCGTCAGGTCGCTGGCCTGCACCACGGCGAGCCGGCCGTCGCTCCAGTGCATGGCGCGCAGGGCGGCGTAGAGGTCGGCGGGGGCGAGGGCGGCGGCGCGCTCGCACAGCGCGGCGTCATGCGAGCCGGCCATGTCGTCATGCTGGTCCTCCAGTTGTTCGATGTGGGCGGCTTGCTGGGCGAGGGCGGCACGCAGCTCGGCGATCTCGGCGATCATGTGCACGGTGTTCAGCGGCGCGACGCGCTTTTGCGGGTGGCGCTTGAACCAGTCGGCGCGGCGCTCCTCCCAAGTCTTTACGGGCTTCATTTTCTTCCTTTCTTGGCAAGTTTCTTGGCGTCGACGGCGTCGTTCCAGGCGCGGTGCTCGGCGTGCTGGGCGCGAGTCTGCATGACGGCGGCCCAGTCGATAGGCTCGCGGAACCGCCAGTATTCGCCCGGCACCGGCGGGAAGCCGGCCAGCGCGTGTTCGGGCGGCGGCGCCTCGCCAGCGTACTGGACGTGCTTGTTGCCGTCGTAGTGCGTCAGGTCGTAATTCATCTGGTTGCCGCAGGTCGGGCACTTGAAGCCGTAAATGGTGCGTCGGGTGCGACCGCAGTCCGCGCCGAAGCAGTAGGGCACGTAGTTGGGATCGTCATCCTTTTGCTTTTGCATCGGGTCGTCCTTCAGCCGCGGGTGATTGATGTCGGTCTTGGGGATGCGGTGGCGCGCGGCCAGCTGCTCGGCGAGTTGTTCGAGGCTCATTTAATCCTCGTAGCGGTAAGAGGTCAGGCGGTGCGCAAGTGCGCGGCCCGCCTCGTAGGTGGCGTCCAGGCCTTCGAGGCGGGTGGTGCAGGCCCGGCGGAATTCGTAGATGCCGAGCAGGAAAGCGTGAAGTCGTTTCATGGTTGCTCCAGGTCGTGGATGAGCTTGTCGAGCCACGCAAGCCGGGCCAGTGGCATCAGGTCGCAAGGCGTACGGAACAGGATGTTGAGAGCGATATCGGGATCTTCGGCGCCGGGATACAGCTGGGCGCCGAGCCACATCTCAAGCGTGTAGTGCGGCGCGATGCTGGCCTGGATGTGGTCGACGACCTCTTCGTGCAGGGCGTCAAGTCTGAACTGCAGGACTTCGACACACAGGCAGAGGAAGCGCTGCCGGCCTGAGATGAGGACGGCACGGGCGCGGCGCAGGATCGGGAGGTGTTGTTCAGTCAGCATGATCGATATCCCAGATGAGTTTGTCCAGCCACACGAGGCGCATGTTGCGGCGCAGCTGCTCGTAGGCGGGGCGGCGCGGGTCGTGCATGTTCGGGACGTCAGCCAGCAGGCTGGGCAGCGGGATGCCAGCGCGGCCCATCTTCATGATCACCCAGCTGGTGAGGTAGGGCTGCTCGTCGAGCTCGTGCTCGACGTACTTGATGATCTGGCCGGCAAGCTGTTGGATGGCTTCGTCTTTCGTGCGCTCGCTAATGCGTCTGCAGGCGTAGCAGATGAAGAGCTCGCGCTCGGCGGTGATATCGTCGCGCACCAGGTGCAGCAGTGGGAGGTGGTCGCGGGTGAGGGTCATGACGTGGCCTTTATGTCAGCGATGATCTGGTCGACCAGCGCAAGTGTTGCTGCCTGGTTGGGTGGGGTGAGGGCTTTGAGCTCGTCGCAGGCGGTCTGGACCTTGCGCCGGTGGTCGGATGCGGCGACATCATCCAGCGCTTGCAGGATGCTTTCACCGGCTTCGACGCGGCCGCGCACATGATTCAGGATGCGAAGGCGGATGGCGGCGCTCATAGGTGGCCGTCCAGTCGAGCGCGCACAGGCTCTTCGAGGCCGGCCACGAAGTCGGAGGCTTCGGACAGGGCGCGCAGGACGGGCGCAAGGTTGCGGTGCTGCCATGCGTCGAGCTCGACCACAGGCACGCCGCCGGCGGTGAAGTAGCCGTCACGGCTCACACCGAAGGCGTGGCGCTTGAGGTTGAAGGGGCGCAGGTGGCGCCGGATCTCGTAGGCGGCCAGGCAGGCGGCCTTGTGATAGGCGACGTCGAGGATGGCTTCGATTTCCAGGGTTTGCATGTTCATGGCTCAGTCCCTGATGGTGGCATGTTCGGCCTGCAGGCGGGCAAGTCGCTCCTGCAGCATGGCGACGTTGGCGTTGGCGCGCTCTTGGGCGAGCTTGGCGAGGAAGAGGTCGTGTTCGGTTTCGCGGATGGTCTGGCCACGCATCTCGGCGAGGCTGGGCGGCTGGAAGAAGGTTTTCATGTAATTTTGAGAGGAAAGTGTGAGTTTTGATGGTTGGGCGAAAAACGACTGATAAGTAGCCAGTTTCTTCGTGTTCTGTACAGAAGTTTGTTGTTGTCTAAAAGAAATGAACACTTTTACGCGAAGTTACGGAAAAGTTGTAGGCTGTACAACATTTGCAACAAAATGACGTACAGTCACTCGTGTATAAGAGCACAGGTAACCTATTTTCGACCTTGTAACTTTGAGATGAAATTGTGAATTACCGAGGCTAAACTGTGTTCGTGAGGGCCGTTCTGGAAATGAAAAGAGCCCCCCCTAAACATCAAAAAATCGAGGTCGGCCAGATAAGAACACAAAACAGGAAAAAACAAAAAACCTAAATCGCCCAATCGTTCTACAGCTATACCCAAAATGGTGATCACAGTATAGATAATTACTTTTTAGGGTGTGCTCTCTATAGGGCGGCTTGGGCAGGCGTCGATTTTGTGTGGTATTATCCAACTTCCCAACCCACTTGCGAGACCATCATGGAAAACCTGAATCGAATCCTGAAACAAGAAGACGTGCCTCAGCATTTCGTCCTGGAAGGCTCACGCCTGTACCGGAAATACAGCACGGGCGCCGTCACCCAGCTCAAGAGCATGGACGGCAACACGGTCGTCACCTTGTTCGATGGCCACCGCTTGCGCGGCGTCGATATTGCGTGGTGCCTGCTGCACGGAAACTGGCCAGCCTTTCCGATCGTCCAGCTGCACGAAGATCCGCATGACTTCTCGGAGGGCAATCTCTACCCTGCCCGCCTCAAGCGCCTGCGCTACCGTGAAACGCAGAAGGGTCTGCTGTTCTATCACCCGCTCAGCCTGCTCGGGCACATCAGCGCGAAACGCTGCCGCGAACACTGGGAGCATCTGGCCCATGACTACTATATGAAGGACTACACCTATGTCCTGCGGGCTGAGGCGTACGATCGCGAGATGCGGCTGACCACCCTGCAGAGTCTGCCGCCAAAGCCTGTGCCCCCAGAACACGCCCAATACGCCAAGCGCCCGGCACGCCCTAAAGCGGTCCCGGGCATGGAATGGCACTGGTGGCAGGGCGCGTGGATCAGCGTGCCGGTCGCCGTGCACGTCTCGGACGATTACCGCGTGCGCATCAAGGCCGCGCAGGCCGGCGCCACGTCGTTCCGCTTCGATCCCGAGGCGCAGCGCACGCGCGCCTACCTGCCTGACGGCTCCGAGCTGGTTCATGCTGCCACCTCGGCCTGAGCCAGCTTCTCCAGCTGGTTCTGGTGGTTGCGCTCGATCGCTGCCTCGTGCCATGTGTCGCACGCGGCAACGATCCGGCCGGAATAATGCTCGACCACGAAAGGCTTGGCCACCTTGTCGGCAGCGATGGCCCGGCGGGCCAGATAGGAGAGTTCGGACATTTTGTTGTCTTTCTTTTATTTACGTGGTTCTTTCGATTCCAGCCAGATGATCAGGCCGATCACGCTGGAAAACACAAGCAGGCACAGCCCATCGAACAGCGGGAAGGCGTTCACGCTGCCACCTCGGCAGCGATGCCGCGGGCGTTCTCGTACGCGATCAGGCCGTGTACCAGGATGATGAGCCAGACCAGGCCGCGCAAGATCAGGCCGTAATACTGCAAACCGTCCTCACCTGCAGCTTGTTGGTCGACGCCGGCCAGCACGACCATGACGAGGGTGGAAAAGAGGATTTTGATGGCTTTCATGTGGGTCTCCAGTGGTTAGAACGTCCACGTCAGCGCCGCTGCGCTGACATTGAAGCTCTAGCAGACCAGATCAATGGGCACGAGGCGCGACTCGTACTGCATGCGGTCGATGCGCACGGAGCAGCCCCAGCCATCAAGGTGCGAAGTCCACGCTTCGTCGTCCGGCTCGATCTTTGCTTCGGCTGCCTGCCGCCGGTATTGCAGCTGGGTTAGATTGGCGCCATGCTCGTCCAGGATGACGGTCGGCGCGCTGCCGTTGTCAGGGTGGGCGGTGATGGTAGCTCGGTAGATTTTCATGTTGACGTCCTTTCAGAGTTAGCAAACTAGCTTGATTTTGCGGATGTAGGCCGTGTAATCGAGGCTGGTGCCGTCCGGATCGGTGATCCGGACTTCAGAGCTTCCATCCGGGAAGCTCTTCCAGTCCTGCTCACCGGCAATCGCTGCCTGCCGGACATGCAGGCGGCGCGTGAGTTCGGCCAGATCGGCGCCGTACTCGCGCAGCACGTCGTTCAAGGCACCCTCGAATTCGGTGGAGGTTTCGATTGCGGATTCGTAGATAGTCGTCATGCTGCACTCCATTTGAAGGTGAGGGATGTTTTCGGCGTCGACAGGTCTGGGCGATTCTTTTCGCCGCGCGCTTTTGGCGGCATCGGGATATTCAGCGCGCCTGCCTCGATTACGTGGCCGCGCTTTTCTTTTCGGCGCTTCGGAACCTGCACAATCTCAGGATCGAACAGTTTCGATCGGGTCTCAATGACAGGTTCTGTAACCAGGTTTTTATGCGGTTTCGGCAGCGCTTTTGCATATTGCGCTATCGTCCCACGTAGGGCCGTTTTAATCGGCAACCTAATTATCTTTCTCATCGTTTTTTCTCCTAACAATATCGCTGTCCGATTCGGCATCGCGTAACAACCCGATGGCGAACCGGACAGAGTATTGCCTTTACCGTATTCACGCCCGGTAAATGGCGCTATCGCTTGCCAAAGCGATTCCGCTCATCGCGGCTAGGCTTGCTAAACCTAGATTGGTTTCACTGCCTACGCAATCATTCGGCCTTATCCTGTCCCGGCTTATCTCACTCAGATTATCAGGCCACCATTTCCGGCTGATACAAGAGCTATTTTCGCTTTCCATGTCAGCTACTAGGCCGGTATCTATCCGGCATTCACTGGCATGCGCACAGATTGCCCACCGTACAGCGCCTGTTGACGCTTGAACCTGTCCAACTACATACAGCGGGTTTTCGTTTGATTGCGCCGCTCTAGGAAACGTCCCAGAGCGTGCGTTTTATGCTGACGGCCCGATTCACTAGTACCGCGTTAGGTATAGGATGAAACGCGACAGGCGACACGGCTGAAAGGACAGCGTGAGCATGCGCGCAACAGATTCACAGTCGCGGATTTAGGTGGGCTCTATTGTTAAAGAATGGTCCCGATGCTAGCGGCTGGACGGTGGCGAATGACGCCAGCGATTCCGCTAGGGTACGGCGCGCGGTGGTCCTATCAGCGTTCTGTGATAGGCCGCACGATATGAAGCTATCTATAAGGGCGCACGCGCCCTTATAGATAGCACCATAAAGGTGCTATGCAGGGTTTAGGCCGGAACCGGTTCCGCTTTGGAGTCAGCCGCCACTTTCGCCAGCAACAGCGCGGTTTCACGCGTCTTGGCGGCTTCGATAATCATGGTTTCCAATTCCGCCGGGAGCATGCCCGATTTGAGCATGTCAGCCACGGTGCGCGCCATGATATCGGGCGCAGTGGCGGCTTCGACGCGCGCCGCCACTTCCGAAGTGACAGCGGCGCGCGCTTCCCGTTCCGCTTCCTTGGCGGCTTTGGCAGCATCCGCCAGCTTGGCGGCTTTGGCGGCTTCACGGGCGGCTTTGGCGGCTTCCTCCTCTTCCGCCGTGCGCGCCGGGGATGCCATCAAGAGCGTAAAATTGCCCGTGAACGCGTCAGCATAGTCCGACGCCAGCGGCGCAAGGATGGCGTCGCGTTCCGCTTGCGCTTTCGGCAAGTCTTTCAGCATCTCCGGCGCAGGGAATGCCGCCAGCGTCGCCAGCACGGCGGCGTAGACACGATGGAAGCGCTTGGCGGCCGCGTTCAGAGTCTTTGCGCCAACGGCATCCTTGCATGCCTTGTTGGCGTCAGCCGTGTCCGCACCGTACATTTGCGCGTCATTGGACAGTTTGATAAACGCGGTTTTGTTGCCTGCCAGCATGATCGAATAGGCGGCGCTGTAGACGGTGCAAGAGATCAGATCGAATTGCGCGGCTTCGTCGCCAGCGACGGCGCGGAACAGATCGGACATGGCGATATTGCGGGATTGAGTAGCTTTCATTTGTAAGACTCCTGAGAATGGGTGACTGCGATTAGATAAGGTTCGGTGCGCGGCGGCATCTTCGCCACCACCACCACTACACTACAAAAACACTACAACTAAGCACTCATTATGCGGGAAAACTGTGTTGTTGTCCCATTGTATTTTTGTATCAAGCTGCGCAGGTGGATAGCTTTTCCCTATGCTGGCCCGGCTGGCGCCCTCGCGCAGGTGAGGCTATCGAGACCTGGCTATTGATAGTTTTTAGCTATATCTGGGACGGTAACTGTGGCGAAAATACCACTTGACAAACCGGGAATCACTAAAACCGGTCAGTGAATTGTGAATTAATTACGTCATAAACTGTGTCATTAGTTGACAACTCACTCGGATTTGCCTAAATAATAGGCAGATTTGTGTCGCGATTTAACACATTGCTTTTAAGCAATGCCGCTAGGACGCGTTTAACGGCCCTATGCGCGGCCTGGACGGCGCGCGGGTGCATGTGCGCGCCGATTGTGTCGCCGCTCTGAGGGGCTCTGAGGGGCTCTGAGACGGGGGTACTTTCCTGACAGCAAGCAGGTGCCCGCGCCCTCCTACCTGCCCAAAAATTTCTCCCAAATTTTTAAACTTTTGCGTAGCTTTTCGTCAACTATTACCGAAATTCCGAAATTTCATGCCATTTCGTTGACTTTTTCAGAAATTTTTCGGATTTTCCGAAATTTTCCGTCACTTTCTAGGCAAAAACCTTTCCTCGTGGCATACTTATTGCATGCTACGCGACGACCTCAAACCCTACATTGACGCCCTCAAGCGCCGGGAAATCACCGGCCGCGAGGTCGCGCGCCTGCTCGGCACCCATGAAAGCTACATTTCCCGGGTCCTGGCCAGGATGAACATCACCCGCGATCCCCCGGCCAAGCCGCTGACCGACAAGATCATCAACCAGGCGCGCGCCGAGCACCGCCTGCTGTGCGCCCAAACGATGGAGCCGAAGGCCGCGGCCAAAGCCGCCAACTGCAGCCTGCGAACCATCTACCGCTTGCGAGGCAAGACCTGATGGCCCTCAAGGACTTCAACATGAAGGGCGGCCCGGCCGCCAAAGCCGACCCGCTCGAAGGGCTGGACGACAGCGAGCTGCTGACGCTGCGCCACCGCCTCGACAAGAAGCTGAACCTCGACCTGACTCAGCTCAACCTTGCGGAAGAGTTGGGCATGCAGTACCGCTCCGGCCAGATCCTATTGGCTTCGGTGCAGGACGACAAGGACACGCCGGCGAACCAGAAGGCCCAGGTGTTCAACTCGGTCGGCGCCGCACTGGAAAAGATCGTCAAGCAGCAAAGGGTCGTGTACGACGCCGAGCGCCTCAAGCGCTTCGAGAGCGCTTTCCTGAAGACCCTGGACCTGTACGGCACCGACGAACAGAAGCGCCGCTTCTTCGACCTGTACGGCGAGTACCTGCGCGCCGACGAGAAGCCGGCCGCACCGCCAGCGATCGAGGATGCGTCATGAGAATCGAAGCCAACAAGCACCCGGCCGCCATCCATATCCGCGAAGTGCTGGTGCAGGGCGTGCCGCTCCTGCCCGGCACCTGCAAATGGGTCGACCTCGAGAAGAACGAAGCCTGCATCTACCGCACCGGTGCCGACGGCCGCCCGCTGATCGAGGACGGCAACTGGGTCGAGCACACCATCCACGCAACGCTTGCCATTCGGATCGACGACCAGCACCGCCACCTGCTCAGCTGGAGGCCGGCGCCATGATCGACGCCCTCGCTTACGGCATCGTCGTCGCTGGCGTCGTGCTGGTGATCGGCCTGACCCTTGGCGCCGGCTGCCTGGCCAGCTACATCTGGGGCTCGATCTTCTGGTTCCGGATCCGCCGCATCTACCGCCTGCATACGGTCTGGCACTACCTCAAGAAGCTGGAAGCGACCGGTCGCTACCACTTCCCGCCGCCCGACGAGGAGAACCCATGAGAGCCGGCGAACTTTTACAGCGGATGATCGCCGCCGGCGTGCTGCCCGAACCACAACAAAGGTCTGTCATGAGCACCCGATACCGCGCGCGCCCGCGCCAGCCCATCCGCCGCATGCCGCTACTGGCCGTCACCATCGTGATCGGCATCCTGATCTGGGGCGCGCCGCTGGCGCTCGTCTTCGTATGAGCGACCGGGCCTATTTCCTGCTGCGCTGTGCCGCCGCCGCCGAACTGCTGGCCCTGGTCGCAGCGATCATCACAAAAATGCCATGAGCCACGCTGATCCCAAGCTGCTCGAGCACCTCAACCGGCTCGAGCAGGCGCTCTTCAACAGCTACGACCTGGGCGACGTCGTGCGCTACCTCGAGGAGAAAACCTTCCTCAAGGGCGATCGCTTCTCCTTCCACGACCACGAGTTCCAGAAGGACATCCTGTCCGACACCAGCCGCGTGGTCTACGTCCAGAAGTGCGCCCAGGTGGGCATGTCCGAGTGCATGGCGCGCTACGCGCTGGCGGTTTCCCGCGTCATGCCTTACTTCTCGGTGATCATGACGCTGCCGTTCGCGAACGACGCGACCAACTTCACCAAGACCCGCCTGGACCCCATCATCGACGAGTCGCCCGACCTGCGCGACTCGATCGACAACGACCTCAATAACGCGGCGATCAAATCGATCGGCACCAGCCTGCTGTACATGCGCGGATGCTCGGGCACGACGACCGCGCTGTCGGTGCCGGCCGACATGCTGATCCACGACGAGGTCGACCGCTCGGATCCGGACACCCTTGCCCAGTTCCAGTCGCGCATCAAGCACAGCAAGTGGAAGCTCACGCGCCGCTTCGGCACGCCGACCACCGAAGGCCGCGGCATCGCGCTGGAGATGACGACCGCGCGCCGCATGCGGCGCGCCTGCACCTGCAACCACTGCGGCCTGCAGTTCGTCCCGAACTTCCACAAGCACGTCAAGATTCCGGACTATGCGGGCGAATTCAAGGACATCAACAAGCACAACATCGACACGCTGCGCTGGCGCGAGGCGCGCCTGCACTGCCCGGGCTGCGACGCAGAACCCAGCCTGGCGCCGCAGCACCGCGAGTGGATCTGCGAGAACCCGCAGGACAACTTCGAGGCGATCGGCTACTACGTCACGCCCTTCGAGGTGCCCGAGATCGTCACTGTGCCGTCCCTCATCCAGGAGATCACGAAGTACAAGACCTGGGCGGAATTCGTCAACCAGGCGCTGGGCGAGACCGCCGACGCCGGCAACGCCCAGCTCAACGAACAGGATGTCGAGGAGTGCCGCGCCACCATCCCGCTGACCTCGAACGAGCTGCACGCCATGGGCATCGACGTCGGCCAGACTTGCCACGTCGCGGTCGGCCGCCGCACGATGGCCGGCCAGCTGCTGGTCGTGCACAAGGAGCAGGTGCCGCTGGCCAAGCTGGCGACCCGCCGGCGCGAGCTGGCCGCCAAGTTCCGGGTCCTGATCACCGTGATCGACGCCTTCCCCGAGACCAACCTGGTGCACCAGATGCAGCGCCAGGACAAGAACCTGTACGGCGGCGTCTACGCGCAGAGCCGCCTGCTGGCGACCTACAAGATCGTCATGGTCGACGAGGACAAGGCCGAGGGCAAGCTGCCGATCAACCAGGCGCAGATCATGCGCGACATCAATTTCGACGAGGTGATGGCGCTCTACAAGGCCCGGTCCCTGCTGTGGGCGCCCAGCGGCGACCACACCGACCGCCTCTGGTCGCTGCACATGCTGGACATGAAGCGTACCCAGGTGTTCGACAAGAACCAGGAACTGGTCTACACCTGGGCGAAGTCGAAGGAGGGTAACGACCACTTCATGCACACCTTGGGCTACCTGCATGTAGCGTCGCAGCTGATGGAGACCGCCTCGCGCGACGTGCCGTTCGTCGGCGTGACGCTGTTCGGCACCTTCCGCGTCAAGCATTGACAGCTGGCAATTGTTTGCCATATCCTGTGGGTCCCACTACCCACAGAAATAAAAAATCATGGCCCAGACCTTCGCCGATTCGCCTTCTATCCGTACCGCCAGCGGCATCGCCAGCCTCAACGACCTCGTCAAGACCGCGGCAGCCGCGCCGCAGCCGCAAGTGCCGGCCGCGATGAACGATCTGCGCAACAACATCGAGCGGCTCGACCAGAGCATCAGCATCCTGGCTGAGCGCCTCAAGTCCGTTGTCACGTGCGTGCCAGAAGACAGCAAGGCTCACCCTGTACCTGTCGGCCTGGTGGAGCTGGCCAACGCCCTTGACCAGAATTCTGCGCATATCAACTACCTGAACGACAAGGTAAATGGCTTGCTTTCCGGGCTGCAACTCTGATACATTGAAGCCCTAGCATCCTGAAAATGCTGAATCAGCCGGCCGGGCCTCTCTCGACCGGTAAGGGCCGGGAGATCCCCAGCCGAGAACGAGCCCGCCTGGAAGCGGGCTTTTTCTTTTCCGCAACCCGTGACATACTGAACACGGGCGCGCCCGGCTAAGACAACGCCTTGGAGTTTTGTGCCGTATGGATAATCGACAGCCAAGAGGCGGGGCGCTCACTTCCATGCCGCAAAGCAAAATCCTTGCCAGCAGGATATTTCGGTGAGATACTCTGCGGCATGTTTAACGCCGCCCTCCAACTCCTCGCCAAGCTGAACCCGGCCAAGCCTGCGAAGGGCGGCACCGGCACAGGCACGCTTCAGCCTGTCACCGGCCAGCCGGTGATGCCGCTGATCGAGACGCCCAAGGTCCCGAACAAGCAGACCACGCTGCCCGGCTACCTCCCGAACACGTCGTACGTCAGCTCGCCGCTGAGCAAGAAGGACAGCCGGGCCGCCAGCACGGATCCGGCAGTCGCCGCGCGCCAGGCCGCGAGCACGCCGGACGTCATTCGGAGTCTGGCGCGCCTCACGCCCGACCTGTCGGCCGCGGTCAACGCGTTCCTGCGCGTCGGCATCCCCGAAAAGTACCGGGTCGTGGCCCGCAACATGGACGGCTCGTTCAACCGCGAAGCGACCGCGCTGGCGGCCAACATCCTGCGCCAGTTCGACCTGATGCCGGACTACGCGTCCGGCTTCTCCCAGGTGTCGAACCTACGCTCGGTGGCCGAAGCCCTGGCCAAGGAAATCATCATCGAGGGCGGCTGCGCGATGGAGCTGGTGCTGGACAAGAACCGGCTGCCGTACAAGTTCCAGCCAGTGCCCGTCTCCCAGATCGTGTTCGTCGAGGACAAGAACGTCCAGTCGATCAAGCCACAGCAGCTGCTGTCCGGCACCTATATCGACCTGGACATCCCGACCTTCTTCTACACCTCGCTCGACCAGGATCTGCTGACCGCCTACGCGATCAGCCCGCTGGAAAGCGCGGTGCAGCCGGTGCTGACGGCGGCCGATTTCGCCAACGACATGCGCCGGATCTGCAAGCGCGCCGTGTTCCCGCGTTACGACGTCTCGATCGACGAGGCGCTGCTGCGCGAACGCATCCCGCCTGAAGTGCTGAACGACACCGCACTGCTCACCGATTTCATGAACTCGACGCTGGCGTCGATCAACCAGGTCATCAACACGATGAACCCGGAAGACGCGATCGTCCACTTCGACTTTTTCACCGTGACCGTGGTCGACATGAAGTCGGCCAACAGCGCGGAAAGCTTCGATACCGTCAAGGGCATCATCGACGAGAAGGTCTCGACCGGCGCCAAGACCATGCCGTCGATCCTAGGCCACGGCTCGGGCTCGCAGAACGTGGCCAGCACCGAGACCCTGGTCTTCATGATGAGCGCGAACGGCATGGTCCGTCTCAAGCTGCAGGAGGTCTTCTCCAAGGCGATGACGCTGAGCGTGCGCCTGTTCGGTCACGACGTCACCGTCGAATTCCTCTACGACGACATCAACCTGCGTCCGACCTTGGAGCTTGAGAGTTTCAAGTCGATGAAGCAGGCGCGCAACCTCGAGCTCCTCAGCCTTGGGTTCCTGACCGACGACGAGGCCTCGCTGGAACTGACCGGCGAGATGACCCCGGACGGCTTCGCGCCGCTGTCGGGCACCGGTTTCTACAAGGGCCGCGCTGCGGCCGACCAGGCCGGCGGCGCGCCGGGCCAGCAGGGCGACGGCACCTCGAAGGGCAACGACAACCCGATGGGCAACAAGCAGGGTGCCGGCCAGCAGGGCCAGAAATCCGACGCGCCGAGCAAACCAAAAGGACCACAGAAATGAACTATATCCTCTGGGCCGGCTCGCCGGAAAGCTATGACGTCGTCGAGCGTGCGCGCGTCAGCGCGCAGGCGATGGCCGCCGACATCATCGCCCGCGGTATCGACCAGCCCGAAGTGCCGAAGATGTGGCAGAAGCAGGGCAACCTGGCCATCATCCCGATCAACGGCTCGCTGATCGAAGGCCACGCCGGCTGGATGTCTTTCTTCGGCGTGACCGGCTATGCCGACATCGAGGACGCCCTGACCCAGGCAGCGATGGACGGCGACGTCAAGCGCATCCTGCTCGAAGGCCGTTCCGGCGGCGGCGCCGCCAGCGGCGCCCAGCCGCTGGCCGACTACATCAGCCAGATCAAGGCGGTCAAGCCGATCGACGCGCATATCAGCACCCTTGGCGCATCCGCCTGCTACTGGGCCATGAGCGCGGCCGACAACCTGACGATCAGCCCGATGGCTATCACCGGCTCGATCGGCGCCGTCCAGATCCACACCAGCTACGCCCGCCAGCTGCAAGCCGACGGCATCGACAAGACGGTCGTGCGCTCGGGCGAATACAAGATGCTCGGCAACCCGTACGAAGCCCTGACCGACACGGCCAAGGCCGAGATGCAGAGCCAGGTCGACGACGTCAGCGCCCTGTTCGAAGCCCACGTCGGGAAAATGCTGGGCGTTTCCGCCGAGCATGTCCGCACGCACATGGGCAAGGGCCGGACCTTCCTTGGCCAGCGCGCCGTGGATGCAGGTCTCGTCAAGAAAGTCCAGACCTTCGACGCGGCTGTTGCCGCAGCGAAAAATCGTTGACAAAGCAAAATACGTGCCCAATAATTGCCATCATTCAAAAGGATGCCGAAATGAAACTTAACGCCGCACAACTTGCCGCGCTCGCGCGTGGCGCAACGCAGGCCGAGGTCGCCGCTCTGGCTGACGCTCCGACCACAAGCGCTTCGGCATCCGCTGAGGCTGACGTCGCTGCAGCTGCTGCCGCTACCGCTGCGGCCGCTACCGGCGCCGCCACCCCGACCGCACCGCCGGCCGGCGAAGCTGCTGCAGGCGAAGCTGCTCCGGCAGCTGCCACCGCCGCCGCCGCTGCTGCACCAGCCGCCGCTGCTGCACCGTCCGAACTGGTCGCCCACCTGACTGCCCAGCTGACCGAGGCCAATGCCGCGCTGCTGGCCGCCAAGGTCGAAGCCGAAGGCTTCAAGGCCCAGGCTGCCCAAGTCGAGCCGATGGTCGCTGCCATGCGCAGCGTGATCGGCGAGAAGCTAGTCGCGCTGGGCGGCTCGGCCGACATCGCTGCCGGCTACACCGCATCGAATATCGTCGCCGAGTTCCAGCGTATCGACGCGATCCACAAGACCCAGTTCCGTGTCGGCGGTGTTGCCGCCGTCGCGTCGCCGGAAACCAAGCCTGCGGCCAAAGCCGTCATCAGTCCGCTGTTCACTGCGGCCGTTGAGAATTCTCTCGTTAAATAAAGGGGCGCACCATGTCCAAAGCACACTTCATCACCCCGACGGGTCCGACCCCTGACGTCATGACTGTCCGCCTCGGTTCGGGCCGGGCAGTCAACGGCGTCGTCGGCTCCGGCGGCAACATGTCCTACCTGGACGAAGGCAAATTCGTCAAGCTGGTCGGCGAATCCCAGTTCGATCTGGCCGCCGCCGGCGACGTGATCGAGGCGCAGATCGTCTCGGTCGACGCAGCCCTGTCCGACGGTTTCACCATCGGCGGCATCAAGGAGACGAAGGAAATCTACGTCACCGCAGCCGGCCTGCAAGCGACCGAAGGCACCGGCAACATCGCCGTCGGCGACTACGTCGTGTGCGGTTCGCAGGAAGCCAAGGGCGTCGCCATGTCGACCCCCTACCCGAAGGTCGTGAAGTCGACTGTGCAGATCGGCGCCGCTCCGGCCGACCTCGCTGCTGCCGGCGTTCAGGCAAAACTTGCAGCTCATCCCTGGCGCGTTGTGTCGCTGGGCCCTACCGGTACCGGCGCTCCCGGCACCACCATCGTCATCACCCGTCTCGGGAGCTAATCACCATGGCATTCTTCATCAATAAAGACGGCGCCGCCCAGCACATCGAAATCAACGCTGCGCTGTACGCCGAGGCGAAAGCCGAAAAGAAATCGGTTCCGCAGCTGCTGAACTCGAAATTCCACGCTGACGTGGACCTGAGCAAGGGCTCGCCCTTCGCCCAGCTGTGCGCCTCGGAAGGCCTGATCTCCACGCCGCAAGGCTCGAACCCGTTCGGCCTGCGCTCGCCGACCATCGCCGAGATCCTGGACGGCAAGTCCGGTTTCGAAGCCGCCAGCGGCACCAACGTGCAGCAGAAGGGCAACCCGTACGGTTCGCAGTCGCGCAACCTGTTCCCGGCGGCCGTGATCGCTGCGATCGAATCGGCTGTCGACGTGGATCGCACCACCGACACCCAGATGTTCGAGCGCATGATCGGTCAGCGCATCTCGATCGGTGGCGACACCTTCGAGCAGCCGGTGATCAACTACACCACGCCGGGTGAGCAGGGCCCGCTGAAGGCCAAGGCGCAGCGCGTGACTCAGCTGGGTACCGTGCCGACCATGCTGCAGATCACCACCTCGGACAAGCCTCGCCGCCTGCCGACCTACGGCATCGGTATCGAGATGTCGGACCAGGCGACCAAGACCCAGACCCTGGATCTGGTGGCGATGACCGTCAAGCGCTACATGGAAGTCGAGAAGGACCAGCGCGTCTACAACTACATCTCGAGCCTGTACCTGGGCGACAACGACATGGTGATCGGCTCGGTGCCGACCATCACTTCGAACTCGCTGGACGCCAACGCGACCGGCGGCGTGATGACCCACAAGGCCTGGGTGAAGTGGCTGGCCACCAAGCGCAAGTCGCGCAAGATCACTCACGCGATCTGCGACATCGACACCTACCTGAAGATCGAAGCGCGCGCCGGCCGCCCAGGCCTGACCGCCTACGATCCGCGCCTGCCGATCAAGGAAGCGCAGGCTCGCGTGTCGAACCTGGACTTCCAGGACGTGGACTTCTTCATCGTCGACTCGGCTGTCGACGGCGGCCCGGTCCCGGCCGGCGAAGTCTGGGGTCTGGACGCACGCAAGGCGATCACCTCGGTGTCGAACACCGAAGCGGATTACCAGGCGACCGAATCCTTCATCCTGCGTCGCAGCTCGATGATGGTCATGCACTGGTCGCAGGAAGTGTATCGCACCTTCGGTGACAGCGAATTGACGCCGTTCACGCGCCTGGTCATCTCGTAATCGAGAGCGACCCCAGAAAACAGCCCTTCGGGGCTGTTTTCTTTTTCAGGGCAAACAACTTGCCGCTTGTCACTTTCCGTGACACAATACTTCCTCCCACACACAAGGAGCCATCATGTCCGAAACCGTCACTGTCCAACGCGCCTGGCTGCGCAACGATGCCCTCTTCCCGATGGAAGATCCGACCAACGGTACCCGCTGGGACGCCGGCCAGACCAAGAAGGCCGAGCTCACTCGCTGGGTCCTGAATCAGCCGGTCCTGCAGCGCACTACCGACCCGAGCGACGATCAGCCGAGCCAGAAGGACATCGACAAGATCGCTGCCCAGAACGCGGCCGACGAAGCTGCGCGCGCCGAGCGCGAACGCAACGCCGAACGCATCCAGAGCCTTGCCAACGGCAAGTTGCCGGTCGACGAGGCGATCGCCCAGGCCACCGCCGACACTGCCGGCGCCGCCGCCGCCGCTGCCGGCGCCGCCGCCGCTGCACCGGAAAAGGCCTGATCATGAGCTACTCGTTCAGCGCCAAGGGCGCCACGGTCGAGCTGGCGCGCGCCGCAGCTGAAGTCGAGATCGACAAGATCCTTGGCTACCAGCCGGTGCACGCCAAGGACAAGGAAGCCATCCTCGCCAACGTCACCGCCGTCACGAGCCTGCTGGCGGAAGACGCCAACAAGGACGTCCAGATCAACTGCAACGGCTACCTGTGCTGGAGCGGCATTGTCGATGGCCACGAGGTATTCACCAGCGCGGCCATCAACTGCTACGCCAGCGTGGTGGACCGCGTGGTGCCGGCATGAACCCCGGCCTGCAGCCCAAGCTGCTGACCCTGCTGGTCCGTCTGGCTTGCGCCCGGATCGGCGCCCAGTGGCAGATGAAGCACCGGCAGCTGACCGCCAGCTGACAAAAGGCCCGCCGAGTGCGGGCCTTTCTTTTAATCAAGCAATTTCTGTGCCACAATACTCCATCCTCTGGAGAATCCCATGTCCGTCGAACTTGTCCTCACATCCAGCGTGCGCGCGATCCTTGGCGTCTCGTCCAAGGAGCTGCCCGATACCGTCCTGACCAACCCGATCTACGCGGTGCGCCTGCGCGAGGACCTGCGCGACCTGAACACGCAGCTGGTGGCGGACTTCGCCTCGATCGGCGCGCTGACCACGCGCACCGACGACCAGGAGCGCTTCGTCGAGCTGGCCAGCACCTATGCCGCCTACCATGTGGCGAACCAGTGCCTGGGCGCGCTGCCGATGTTCTCGCCGCTGACGCTGAAAGACGAGAAGGCCGAACTGACCCGCAACGTCGACGCATTCAAGGGTCTGCGCGAAGATGTCTCGCAGGTGATGAACGTCATGAAGACGCGCCTGCAGAACGCCTACGCCAAGATCAACAGCGCCGCGCCGGCGCCGAACCCGACCGCACGCACGTTGCTCGCCTCGGTCGGCCTGGCCACCGACCCTGTCACCGGCGCAGGCTGATCATGGAGTTCGCCGACGTCACGTCGTTTTTCAATAACGATCCGGTCTACGACGCGTACACCGGCGAGTTCCTTTTCTATTGTCACTCCAAGGCACACAACGACCAGAGTTCGGCCGGCGCCACCATTCGCCGGCGAACCATGACGACCGAGGTTGACGCCGCGGCGCCCGCGCGCGGTGTCGTCAATCTGCTGGGTGACCCATGGCTTGTGGGCGTGAGCAACGTCGACGCCTTTCAGGGCGAGGCCGTGCGCCGCGTCTGGGGCCTCAAGCGCGGCATCAACTCGATGGCGCTGCTCACGCCAGCGCAGGCCTGCGCCGGCGCGCCCGGCCTGCAGCTGTACGCCCAGAAGGAGCTGTACAAGGACATGGTCAACCGCCAGAGCTTCTCGGACTGGGATCCGCTCTGGAGCGTGAACGTCGCGCCGAACGAGGCCGCGGACTCGCGCGGCATGTTCCTGCGCGAGGGCACGACCCTGCACCGCATCCGCAGCCTGTACATGGAGGTCGACGGCCTGCGCGTGCTTGAGGCTGACGAGTTCGAGAGCGATGCCCTGCAAACGGCCACGTTCACGACCAGCGCCACCCTGAACCTTGTGACGGACAAGCTGGAGACCACCAGCGTCACGCTGCCGGTGATCCAGACCGATTCAATGAAGTTCTATCGCTATCGCACGCAGGTGGAAGCTGACACCCAGCCGGGCGACCGGGTGGTGTTCGTCTCGGCCGCCAGCGCGGCGCCGCAGCCGGGATCCCAGTTCACGATGATGGGCGCTACCTGGCGCGTGCTGACCTCGATCGTTGAGCACGATGCGCGAGTCCTGCGCGCGAGGCTGGTGTGATCGGGATCAACGCCAGCAAGCTGGCGGCCTCGATCAAGTCGCTGGAAAAGGTGCGCAAGAAGGTGGCCGATACCGCCGACGGCATCTACCGCCAGAAGCTCTACTACCTGTACGAGCGGCTTGTGCGCGTCTCACCGCAGTGGTCGGGCGACTTTGCCAGCAACTGGAACATCGTCGTCGACGGCAACATGCCAGTCTACAAGCCGTGGCCGGGCAAGTTCGAGTCCATGGTGCACCGCAAGGACGGCGAGCACGGCGCAGCCTACCGCGTGACGCCGCACCAGGCTGGCGACCCTGAAGCCGTCGGCACAGCGCTGGCGCGCGGCGCGGCGCAGCTGCGCGGCGTGACCATCAAGAGCCAGATCCACTTCGTCAACGCCACCGAGCTCGAAGTCGGCGCCGCCGGCGCCACGATGATCGGACTGGACGGCATCGAGCGCCTGCGGCCGGAAAACGTCATCCCGACCCACACCAGCCTCCAGGTCTATATCCGCACGCAGGCCGTGGCCGTCCCTGAAAACCTGAATAACCCGGAGGTCCCGTGAGCGACACCTACACCCTGAGCCAGGCCCGCCGCGCCGTGATGGCCGTGGTCGACCAGATCGTGGTCGACCACGCCACCTACCAGCTGGCGGTCGAGACCGCCAACCGCCATGTGGTCGATGCGACCGCCCAGACCAACCCGTTCCTGCAGGTCGTGGTGGTGCCGATGGGCGGTGAGCAGGCCGAGATCGGCCAGAACCCGAACGTCCGGCACGACGGCCAGATCCGGATCTCGGCGGTGGTCAAGGACGGCGCGGGCACGGCCGACGCCGAGGACCTGATCGCCTTCGTGCTGCCCTACTTCAGCACGAAAGCACTTGGCCAGCTGCAGTGCCATGCCGGTGTCGAGGTGGGCGGGCGCGCCGACAAGGGCCTCTGGTACCAGATGGCGATCGTGCCCTACCACTACTTCAGCAGACCTGCGTAAATAACTGGCAAACAATTTACACATGGCAATAGTTGCCTGCTAGACTTCGAGAAAATTTCCTCGGAGAACCGTCATGCCCACTTTCGCAAATGCCAGCCGCGAGCAAATCGCTTATATCCCGGAAGCCACTTTCGGCGTCATCCCGGGCACCGGCAACTCCTTCGCGCTGCGCAATACCGGCGAATCCCTGTCGTTCAACCTGACCAAGGAGAACGACAAGGAGATGAACCCGGCGGCCGAACTGACCTCGTCGACCACGACCTACGGCCAGGCTGACGGCGACATCAAGGTGCACATGCAGTACGCCGAGTACGACCGCCTGTTCGCGTCGCTGATGCGTTCGGCCTGGAGCGTCTACGGCACCAACGGCGTCGGCACCACCTTCTCCGCATCGACCACCGCCGGCACCGCTGGCACCGTCGCTTCGGTGATCACCGCTGCTGTCGCGCCGACCGGCGCCAACGCATTCACCACCCTGCAGCCGGGCCAGTGGATCCAGATCAACATGCCGGGCGACCCGAACGACGACAAGCTGGTGCGCGTCTCGACCTCGGTTGCGCCGACCGCCACGACCATCACGCTGGACGTCAACACCCCGCTGACCGCTGCGACCTCGATCGCCAACAGCTTCGTGAGCGCCTCGCGCATCTCGAACGGCACCACGCTGTCGTCGTTCACGATCGAAAAGCAGATGCTGGACGTCAACCAGTTCCACACCTACCGCGGCATGATGGTGTCGAAGTTCTCGACCCAGATCGCTTCGAAGTCGATGACCGAAGGTACCTTCACCTTCCTGGGCAAGGACCAGCTGACCAGCGGCACCGGCCAGACCCTGACCGCGTCCCGCCTGCCGGGCACCGTCGGCGCGTCGCAGACCTACGATATCCAGAACGGTGTCCGCGGCGTCGGCAACCTGTGGGAAGGCGGCGCACCGCTGACCTCGACCTCGATCAAGTCGATCTCGTTCGACATCGACAGCGGCCTGCGCCCGCAGGATGCGGCCGGCACCCTTGGCCTGGTCGGCGTCGGCATCGGCACCTTCGTCGCCAAGGGCAAGCTGACCGTCTACTTCGCGGACGGCTCGCTGTACGCGAAATTCCTGAACGACGTCTACACCTCGTTCACGGTTTCGACCGTCGACACCTCTGCCAACGGCTACATCATCACGCTGCCGAAGGCTATGCTGACCAACGGCAAGATCGTCGCCGGCAGCAAGGACACCGACATCATGGCCGAGTTCGACTTCACCGGCTATTCGGACAAGGGCAACGCCAACGCCACGCTGCGCAAGACGATGTTCATCGACCGCGTGGGCGCCGCCGTGCTGCCGTAACAGTTTCAGGGTGGGAAGTGGGTTGGGCGCGACTTCGGTCGCGCCCTTTTTATTCGGCGTACGCCAGCGCCGGCACGCCGGCAGGCGAGCCCTTTTTCAGCCAGCGCAGCACCGACGCATGTGGTCGCCCGACGTAGGCGACGGCTTCCTGCACCGATCCAAACTCCAGCGGCACCGTGCCGCCGACTGGCCAAACCCAGACAGGCCGCAGCCTGCTGGCACGGAGGGCCGCACGAGTGGTATCAGGAATCTTTCGACCGCGCGCGAGATCAGCTAGACGCTGCACACGCTCAGGTGATAATCTGCGCCCCCTCAGAGATGCTGACAGGCGAGCTTTGGTCTGCTCTGACCTCTTTCTGCCTAGGTGCGTACGCCGTGCCGTCTCAGCTGCCTGCGCCCGACGCTCAGCTGAGTGCTCTGCAGTATGGATGATGCCGCCGCCGCGGGTCAGATTGAACCCAGCCGGCGAGAAGCTCTCGCGTGCAGCGATCGCCTCCACCTCCAGCGCCGGAAGGTCATCCACGTTAGCCGCGCGCCAGACTGCTGCATCGAAGGCATCTAGGCCGTGCACTGCGATCGCTCGGTAGAGCCGGGAGTCCTTCGCCTGGCGGGTGCGATGGCGCATGACGCGCTGGCGCATGTTCTTGCTGATGCCGACGTACTCCATGCCCGTGGACCTGAGCCGGATGACATACACGCCCGACACGGCCGGAATGCGATTGTGGGCTTCCTGCAGTGGGTGCCAATCCATCATATCTCCTCAAAACATCCACGCTACCACAAAGACATTTCCAATAGGAACTTGACACACGTAAACTATTTCTGCACACTGCGATTTCCCATCCCCAACACCACAGGAACTGACCATGGATTTCCACCGCGCTTATGCGACCGATCCCAAAGCTGAACTCGAAGGCAAGGAATTCGACTGGGGCGGCGGCGTCAAGCTGACCATCGCCCGCGCGCACAACCCGTCCTACACCCGCCTGCTGGCCAGCCTGTATGAGAAGAACAAGGAAGCCCTGGACAAGAAGGACACCGCTGAAGAGCTGGCGGCTGCCGAAGCGCTGTCGAACAAGATCATGGCCGAGGTGATGGCCAAGTCGATCCTGCTGGGCTGGTCGGGTCCGGTCACCTTCAAGGGTGAAGATCTGCCGTACAACACCGCCAACGCCCAGAAGCTGCTGGCGCTGAAGGACTTCCAGAACGAAGTGGCCAAGCGCGCCGCCGACTTCCGCAACTTCCGCTTCGAGACCGAAGAGGCCGACGCAAAAAACTAGTCGAGTACCTCCAGTGGGACCTCACATGGGGTCCGCAGCTCAAGTACCTGCTTGAGTTACAGGAGGATCTCGGGACGGTTCCGAAGGCCCTTCAGAATCGTCCGGTGCTGGACGTGCGCCAGCACCACTACTACACCGCGTACCAGGCG